CACGCACCTGGCGTGCCCTGGAACCGGCTACCCTGGAACGCACCACAGCCCCGGCGTCCGTCGTAGGGGCCGGGGGCTGTGGTGGTCTGGAGGAGTCTAGTTACCGGATGGTCAGTCTACCGGGCAGGCTTCCGCAGCGCTCCGCTATCTCTGCCATCGGCAGGTCGAGGAGGAGGATGCGGTGGGTTGGGAACGGGGAACGGCTATCGTAGCCGCCCTTCGCAGCGTACATGATCTGCAGGCAGTTGCCTTCCCGCAGCGAATGGTAGGCGCGGAGCAGGAAGATATGCTCCCACGACTGTACGCTAGCCTCCACGCCGCGAGACTTGTGTCCGCAGCGCGTGACGGGATTCCGGCCGGGAGGGACGATGGTTGAGTAGAAGTGTGACACTTGATGCCTTTCGTTGGAGGGTAGGGTAGGGGTGGGGCGCTTCGGCCCCACCCCCGTTCCCGTTCGGGTTTACTCACCGGGCCGCAGGTGCTTGATGGTTCCGAGGTTCAGATTACGCTGAACCTTATTCGATCCTCCCGCTGCGACATTCGCAGCGACCTCTTCCGGCGTCAGCCAGATCATCAGCATCGTGTGAACCACGCCGCGGAAGTTGACCGGAGCCACCTGCGCCTTGCTGATGGCGTAGCCATCGCGCTGGCCCTCCAACCGCTCCTTTCCGCTCCCCGCGCTCTTACCCTTGCGCTGCCACGAAACGCGGCCGATGCCCGCCGCGTTCACCTGCACGCACGCCGCCTGAATCTGATCGATTGTCATCGTCATAGCAAACTCTCCAGATCGGCCCCGTTCCCCGTTTCCCTTGCTACCGGAGCCGCAACGCGCGGCATTAGGCGGGAGGGAAGTAGAACGGCAGGCCGATGCCCAAGTATACGCCCATGCCGATGGAATGCAAGAGGGTAGCACGGATTCGGAGCGAATAAATTATTATCGGCCAGGGAGCCGGTGCTGAATACTTTCCAATTCTAGAAAGATTTCACTTGACACAACCAGGTCCAAACAGTAAAATGGGTCCCCTTTCACCCCCGGCTAAAACGGGGCTTGCCCATACCCCCTCAAATTTTCTCAAATATTTTCAAATAACCCTCAAATAAATTTTGAGAAATCTGGGTCTCCTTTTCGCAACCCTCGGATTCCTGAAAATGGGCCCCCCCCCCGGAGCCCCCGCCCACCCCTTGGAAAAATGGGTCCCCTCTGGGTCCCAGAATGGGTCCCCTCTGGCTCCATGAAAATGGGTCCCCTCTGGGTCCCTTTTATGGGTCCCCTCTAAGGGTTGCAATTATTTGAGATTTCCTATATAATATTCCTATGGAATTTATTAAGCAAAATTGGGTCCCCCTCTTGGGACTGTTCGCTCTGGCTCTTGCAGGTCTTGGAATGACCACATATGGAATTTTGTGTATGATCCGAGACTCCGATTATTATAACAAACGATCCTAAGGCTCTCGGGGATTCGGGGGCTCTGATGGGTCCCCTTTATGGTTCCGGCTTCACTGGGAGGATCTGTGTGGCTTTAAAAGGGTTTTAATGGGTCCCCTCTGGGTCCCTTTATGGGTCCCCTCAGGATGTATACATATATCTTTAAAGGAGATACTATGCTAGAGAAAATTAAGAATTTTGTGAAGTCTGTCTCATCCACCACTTGGATCTTGGTAGCCGTGGGCGTTGTTTGCGTTGTTTTCTTCACCTATGCTGCTGGACATACCCCAGCCCCGGTAGTTGGTCCTGAGAACGTTCCGGCCAAGTGACTTAAAAAAAATTTCTAGGAATGAAAAAAGGGATCCAATTTCTTGGATCCCTTTCTTTGTTTTTTATCAGTTTTAATTATTGCTATTGTTAGGTGTTAGTGTCTTGTATGCCGTATCCTTGCCAAGGTGGTAAAGGAGCCTCATATGGGGATCCTACATCTGGATCTCTATTTACTCTACCATCTCCATGTCTGTTAATTCCGCGTTGGTTTCTCATCCATTGGTAATAATTGTCTTTAGCTCTTTCATATCCCTCTTGCCATTTTTTCATATCTTTTTGAAAATCTGGATCATCTGGTCCACCAGGATAATTGTTTGGATTTGGCTGGGGATTGCTGTTGCTCCATCCTGGACTACTCTGGGGGGGTTGAGGGCTAGTAGGTTGATTTGGATTAAATTCTGGGGCAACCCAATTTGGTTGCATGTATGGATTTGATTCCTCAGCACCACCCGCATCATCTCCTTCTGTAAGAAGTTTAACTCTGTAAGAAAGAAAATTAACTTTGAATTGAAGATCTTCCGATAAATTTTTGTAATATTTTGTTAAATAGTCCATGATATTATTTATAAAATAAAAAAAAGAGCCCTATTGAGTAGGACTCTTATTTTTTAAATTTTTGTTATTGACCTAAAGCTTTTTTGATTGCTTCAAGTTTTGTTATGTTCTTTTCGTGTCCGCTGATGGCCAATGAAGGACCACCCATATCAAACCCAGCAAGACCGCCTTCCTCAAAGCCATACTTTTTCTCTGTGGCTTTTCTTTGGGCGTTTAGTTTATTGTAACGATCCTGCGCCCCGGCTTGTCTACGCTTTTGCGCTTCAAGAGCTTGAGCTATTTTAGCAGGATTTTTAGATCGGACAGCTTTTAACTGCCCTTCAATCATAAAAAACGAGAGATCTCGCGAATCTTGGATTCAAGGAGATCTGCTTCCTGCTTGAGGTGCTCGGCTACAGTTCTGTAGTACTCGGAGCTTTCCTCACTCAGTTGGCCTGAATAAGTTACGTTGATCTTGTCTTCCGAAAAGTTTGTTTTTTTGGCGTCAAATGCTTTTTGGGCTAGGTCTTGTCTGAATGTTTTAATGTCCATAAAGGTATTTATAAATATTTAAACAATTACCATGAACCCCATAACCCACCTATACTATCGCAACATGTCTCAAAAGCTTGAACTTCAATTGGAAAACCTTCAGGCTCTCCATGACCAAGCATTCAATAATCTTTTGGAAGCAGTAAAAAAAGCAAAAAAAGATTATGACAAAAATGGCAAACTAGAATCGCCCAAAAAAGAGTGGAAGGGTGCAAGAGACAATGCAATCAAGAAAAATATGGGGAAAAAATCAAAATTCCCAAAACACGATCCAAATGATCCAGAAATAAAAAGATTAAGATACGGTCCTGTTGACTGATCTTATTCTTTTGGCAATCCACTCGGCAACGCTGACTGTAACGGCGTTGCCGATTTGTTTATATCTCTGTGTGTCTGATTGTCCTTCCGTCCAATTGTCCGGAAATCCCTGCAATCTTTCACATTCAACTGGCGTTAGTCTACGAACCACATCCCCATGAACCAAAGGATGGTTGATCTCGGAGAACCCGGACCCACCCATGCTTGTCCGAAGAGTTCCAACGGTTCCATCCTCAACAAGACCATCTTTGCTGTTCTGCCAGCGATAGACAATCAGGTTGTAATGTTCGTCTCCGGCTGGTCCTCCGGTCCCTTTGTGCCATTTGCTACTGCACGTTCCAGAGATTCCTGCAGGGGTACAGGTAATTGCTTTCCCCGCTTTTGTGCCCTTCGGAGGATTCCCGCTGCTGCTGTTGGCGAGATCAAGTACTTCTGAGGCACATTCTCCTCCAAGATCTGCGACAATGAAGATTCTACGGCGTCTTTGGGGGACTCCGAAGAACTGACTGTCCAGAACTCTCCACGCGATAGATTTAGCGCCCCACCTTTCGACCATTTCATTGAGGACGTGTGAGAAGTCGTTCCCTGAATTGCTTGAGAGCAATCCAAAGACATTTTCGACCACGACGAATCTGGGACTGGTTGCCCGAATAAATCTTTCGAACTCATAGAATAAAGAACTCCTTGCTCCTTGCAAACCTTCTCGTTTGCCTGCGATTGATATGTCCTGACACGGAAAGCCTCCAACAATTACATCTACGTTGCTTAACAGTGATGTATTGACTGAAGTTATATCTCCATGCAAACTTGCATGTGGGAAACGTTTCGTAAGGACCTTTTGGCAATACTGGTCTTGCTCAACGCACCATGAGATGTCAAACCCGGCGTTTTGAAACCCTAGGTCAAATCCACCAATGCCAGAGAATAGGCTTCCTACTTTCATTTCTATATTATACCAAAAAAGTTAAAAAAATCCTAAAGAATATAAATAATTGGTATGAAATACTCTCTCAAATATTTAATGGAATACTTGGATATTGGTGCCAGCGGTGCTAATATGGGAGATGCCATGAAAAAGGAAAATCGCAAATATGCCCGTAAATTGAAAAAACAGGCGTTAACCAAGCGAAGTCCTTATCTTATGAAAGAACTTCAAGTAATTTTTAAAAATTTAAAAAATTATGATATCTAAAGGTTCTTTAAAGTAATCTTTAATATATTCTTTTGGTATTTCTTTAAAATTTACTTTAGAGGTTTCTTTGAGTTAATTGTACAAGACCTTTAATTTTCTGTCAAGAGGAAAATCTAAATATTTTCATGGCAAACCTAAATCATAACAGAAACCTTTTTGAATCTGCCCTACGCCAGGTTCAACAGAACGAAAAGGCTATTACCAATAATATTGCTCATCGTCATGAGCTAGTCGAACAAAAACAAAATTTGACTGAGATAGTTGGAACTCTGATTACTGCTGGTTTGCTTGCAGCCGCAGCTGCTCCTGTTGCTGGTGTTGCTGCGGACATTTATGCACATCGCAAAAAGAGAAAACAAGAAGCAGACGAAATAGCAAGAGAACAAGCAAATAAAGATAGAGAACACGGGTTCAACGTACAGAGACACCAAGAGAATATTGGAGAAACTAGAGCAGATAGACAAGCTAGACAAAATGAAGCAGCAGCAGATAGAAAAGCAAGAGAAGATGCAGCAACTGCGGCTCATCAAAGAACCGTTGAACGCGAAAAAACTGCACACAAGCGAACAAAAAAGGGTGCTAAGAAACAACGACAGCACAATCTATTGTTACAGACCAAGAAAAATACAGCAGCACTTAGAGCAGCTCAAATTAGATATGGAAGCGGCGGAACTCCCTAATGAGTTTTTATTTCAATGATTCTTTAAATAAAGCTACTAAAATTGGCATAGGTAATTTTAAAAATTATCTAATGGAAGGAAAGTTTAAAGAAAAACTTGCACAAGCCGAAGCAGCTCAAGAGGCTGAATTTCAAAAATTACAAACAGCTGTAAATGCTCATAGACAAGGTGCCATTGCAAGAGAAGAAGCAAAGACAGCAGCAGAAGAAAAAAGAAAAAGACAGGCTGATGCAATTAGAGGAATTGGTGTAAGATCAAAATCGCAAGCCGATCAGGCTCTTGCAAGAGAAAGAGAAGCCAAAGCAGCATTCTATAAAGCAAGACTTGCACAGATAACTCCAACAGCTCCTAGCCAAGATCCAGTTAACAAAGATGAAACTGCAGCTTTGGGTGCAGCAGAAGCCACTGCTGCAGGAAGCGCAGTAAAAAGCATCATGAAAGGGTTGGCACAAAAATTACCAACAAGCGATCAGATGCATAAAGGTTTGAGTTTAGCTTCAACTGTTCCAAGCATTTCTGCAAGAAGTCCAATTACAGTAAATGCTCCGACATATGGAAAGGGTGAATCTGAGTATAAACTAGAAGACGAAACAACTCCCACTCCTGTTGTTAATAGAGAAGAAAACAGAAAAAGAGTAGGAAAAGTTGCTCCGGGCAATTTATTCTCAAAGAAAGAAATGGAACCTTTAGTTGTTAAAGCAGCAAAAGAGGAACCAGTAAAAACAAAAGTTGCGTCTTCTGCCGATAAAGATACATCGCTTCCTTTGTTTAAGGGAATTTCTACTGACAGAGGTATTGTTAGTTCTTATACACCAGCAAAACCTACCCCCAAAAAGACAAAAGAAAAAGCAAAAGAAAAAGCAAAACCAAGAGCAAGAGCAAAAGCCCCATCTGTTAAGACGTCTGCTCCGGCCCCAGCTCCAGCTGCAGCACCTGTAACTCAACAAGAATCAATACCACCTGCTTCTCCGGCCCCTGTTGTTGCAAAAGCAACTAAATCCAGTAAGCCATTTCCAACCATGAGCACTGGACCTGTCAGTAAGCGCAAAAAGGGACAATGGAGAGATGGAAGTTTACATTACAATCCAAATGACCCACCTCCGGGTGTAGTTGAATCAATGAATGTTTATAGCAATTCATTGACTAAGCTTTTTGGTTGATCGTATAAATATCTTTGTGAAAGTTATTGAAAAAACTTCTTCTCATCAAACTTTTTATACATTGATTCCAAATAATAAACATTTGGATTTCAAAGAAGTTTTTGCCAAAATTAAAAAGAAAAAAACAGAAGCATTTCATAAAGTGTTTTTGACTATTCCTTTGGAGTTTGCACATGAGTGCACCAAAGCAGTCAAAGACAATGATCTGTCAATAAAGCACATGCAGGCAGATAAAAACTTTGTTGCCATGGAGATTGCTTGATGGCAGAAGATTATGAAATAGTAGAAAACAGTTCAGAAGAAGATTACAGATCTTCTCCTATGCCTGTTCGTTCCAGCATTCGTGATGCATTGGCCAGTATAGATGCACAGCGTCAAGCAATGAAGTCGCAACAAGACTTTGGGTTTGATGAGGCTTCTTTTGGATATGACTCAAAAGAAGGAAAGGACGTTGAGACGTATGGCCTTCGGGAACAACGCGAAGAAAATCTAAACCGTGTAATAGAAGAAGACACGATATATTCTTCCTACTTTTCAAAACGGTATGGAAATCTTTCTGTTTACTTGAATCTTGATGAAATGTATTATCCAAAAGGATTCAATCCTTTACAGGATACATATGTCAACGTAAAGATTGCAAAAGAGGGAAAGCTTTACATTGCTGACTTTGTTAATCCAAACCAAATAATTGAAGAACTTTTGGATGGTGTTGTTTCCTTTATGGTCATAAAGGTAAATGGACAAGTTGCAAAGATAATGGGCACGTTAAAAGAAGAATTGGTAAACGGGGCAGATCACGTAAGACAAGCAGCATTCAATCCACTACCAGATGGAAGAATACTTTTGTGGAATACAATCAAACAAAAGTGGAGTTCTTTTTATCCAAAAAATTTGCTTGAGATGGTACGTGATGACACTACCGATTTTGAATAAATATTATTAATGGATGATGAAGAAAAAGATTTTAAATCGGAAAAGCATTTAAACACTCTACTTTTAAGAGAAGCAAAGCTTGCCGTTAAAAATTACGAAGCATATCTATTGGATAAAATTTCCTCAAAGGAACTTGCTAATAGATTTACCAATTTATCTTTAATCATTCAACGTGTAGAAGATTGGCACAAGTGATTGACTTTTTGTTCTATTGTGGTAAAATATGTGCATGGACAATGACGTTAAATTGGATTTTTCGGATGTATTGATTGTTCCTAGAGTAAGTGACGTGAAGTCAAGAAAAGACGTAAGTCTTGAAGTAGGAACAAATTTTAACTGCGGATCTAGATGGGATGGCGTGCCAATCATGGCAGCTAACATGTCTACGGTCGGTACACACGAAATGGCTCTTGTGTTGTCAGAATACAAGATAGTCACCTGCCTTAAAAAAGGCGGAGAGTACTATATTAATTTTGCCACAAGTCATCCAGACAAAGAAAAATATGTTTCATTGACTCTTGGTTTGGATGCCGAGAGTAAATTGTTTGTTGATAGTTCTGAGATTTCCGATCCTACGTTTGTTTGCATTGATGTTGCAAATGGATACATGACAGAATTTCATAATTTTATAAAGAAAGTGAGACAGAAATGGCCGAAGTCAATACTGATTGCCGGAAATGTTGTGACCCCAGAGGGGGTGTTGGCGCTGTACGGTGCTGGAGCAGACCTCGTAAAGGTGGGAATTGGGTCGGGATCGATGTGCCTGACACGACGAGTGGCCGGAGTGGGGTATCCTCAACTCTCGGCGGTTCTAGAGTGTGCGGAAACAGCCGCAGCGTTAGGTATTGGGATCGTATCTGATGGTGGAATTGTATATCCTGGTGATATTGCAAAATCTTTTGTGGCTGGAGCAGCTTTTGTCATGGCGGGAGGAATATTTGCGGGACACGATGAGTGTGGAGGAGAGATTCGGCCATCTGCCTCGGGGGAACTACACATGCTTCACTACGGAATGTCTAGCAAAACCGCAAACGAAAAGTATAATGGTGGACTTTCCACCTATCGGGCTTCGGAGGGTCGAACTGTCGAGGTTCCATACCGAGGATCTGTTAGAAACACTGTTCAGGACATCCTTGGCGGATTGCGTTCTGCTTGCTCTTACGTGGGTGCTTTTAACTTGCCTGATTTGTATACTTGTGGTAAAATGGTGAGAGTTAATCGCACCATAAACAAAGTCTTTGAAAGCCACGAAATATGAACATTTTTGTTTTGGATAATAGCCCTATTACTGCCGCTAGCATGATGTGTGACAAGCATGTTGTCAAGATGATTGTTGAATCTTGTCAACTTCTTTCTACTGCGCATCATGTTCTAGATGGTAAAGAAGTTTTTGTCGATAGCGGCAAGCGTAAGTTTAAGACGTTTATCTGCAATAAACCCATTTGCAAAGCAACTATGATTAATCATCCTTGTACCATATGGACCAGAGAGGCATCTGGAAACTATGATTGGCTTTGGAACCATGCATACACACTGTGCAATGAATACACTTTGCGTTATGGAAAGATCCATTCTATGCAAAAGATGATTGAGGGTCCGCTTTATGATTGTCCTGATAATATCAATCAGGATATACTGACCAAATTTGCTCAGGCTATGCCAGATCAATACAAAAATCAAAATGCAGTAATTGCATATCGTCAGTATTACATTGGCGAAAAAATTAAATTTGCAAAATGGAAACTTGGCAATGTGCCAACGTGGTTTGCAAGTCAGACTGGAAATACAACTAGCAGTGAATTGATTACTTCTTGACTTTGTAATTTTCAGGATATTTTTCCGACCAATCGGTTGGACTTTGTGCATATCCTTTAGTTTTTATATAATCATCTTCCATGTTCATTCCAGAAGTCGAAGCCTGTTGTTTAGCTTCGGCTTCTTGGTTAAATGATGTTTGTTTTCCAATTTCACCATATTTTTTATATGCCGATCTAAAGGTTTTATAATACTCTGGATCCGATGATTCTGGTTGTCCGCGCCATCGTTGAATGCCAGTAGTCAATTGCTCATCTGAAAGTGGTTTTGTTGGATCAATCTTTGCATCTTTGAGTTTGCCTTTCATTACAGCAAGGCCAGCTTCTTGATAAGGAACATGATAAGATTGAGAAGAAAGATCACCTGCTCTTCCATAATCATATTTTTGATCTCCCTTACCAGCTTTTGCAAACTTATCTGCTTGAGATACAAACTGTTGGCCAAATTTTAATGCATCTGGATTAAAAAATTGTTTATGTCTAGTTAAAGCATCTCTCATTGTGCTTCCGGTAATTTGAACGGGACCATATGCAGTTGAAAGATTTTTTGGATCTTTATGTCTTGCTTTAGTTCTTATGGCTAATCTAGGATCATACGTTGTAGGATCTTTTACTGTGCCTCTGTGTTCTGCTGATACTGCAGCATAATAAAACGGAGTCAAAGGATCTGTTGGATCTAGTTCTTGACGTTTAGTTCCTAAATTTTCATTTAAAAATTGTTTAAAACTTTTCATGATTCCCTTTGACTTGTTATTATGTCCATGATATAATATGTAAAAGGATATAACAATGAACGTAAAAGTATTTAGACTAAACTCCGGCGAAGAAATTCTTTCAAGATTTACCGAAAACGAGACCTCGTTTACCCTCAAGGATCCAGCAGTTCTCATTCCCATGCAGCAAGGCCAAATTGGTTTGATGCCGTGGATGATGTATACTGAAGCAGCAAAGGGCGTTACGATCCCAAAGACGTTTATTGCCTTTACGGTTGATCCTGTTGAGGAACTTAAGGCTCAGTATGATGCGGCCCTTAACAAGGGAATTGTTGCTCCGTCCGGCTCGTTGAAGTCAAAGTCGGCGCTTAAGCTTACGGTGGATTAATTTGAACATTGATACGATAATTAAAACTTACGTTCCAATTGCACAGCCTCTTTCTATGGCTATGCAAAGACAGAAAAAGCACATTTCTTTGATACTGTACAAAAAGGAAATTGTGTCGATTGGTCAGAATGAGTACAAGACTCATCCACAAAGCGTAAAGTTGGGTTATCGATATCCCGAAATGCACTCAGAACTGGATGCATTCCGAAAGGTTCCAAGAAGTCTACGCGACAAGAAGCTTGTTCTTCTTAATTTTAGATTTAATAGATTTGGTAATTACAGAAACGCAAAACCCTGTCCTGTTTGCAATAAATGGTGTTCTGATATTTTTCATGACATTTATTACACGACGGACAACGGTATTATCAGATTGGACGATTAAATGAACCCAAATGAAGTAAAAGAGTACGCAGATCCAATTGATAAACTCATTGAAGATTATCCTTCTGTGTTTAAAAATATGGACCCTAACGGATCATACTATATTCCCAGTGGTTGGTATCTGCTTGTAGACAAACTTTGTTCTGATCTTTCTGTTCTTCTTGATGAGGAAAACAAAAACATCAAAGACAATCATGAAGAGCCTTTGTTTACTGTTATTCAAATAAAAGAGAAGTTTGCAGGTCTTCGATTCTACTACATGATGAATACGAAGAATGACAAATTGTATGAAGAGATTCGCAAACTGATTGATATTGCTGAAGATACTTCATACAATACCTGTGAGATCACCGGAAAGCCCGGAAAGCTTTGCAGATCTGGAATGCATTACCATACCTTCTGTGAAGAACTTCGAATCAAGAATGGTTATGAGGTTGTGGAAAATGGAAACCCGTAATATTATTGATCATTACCATTATTGGAACGACGATGCAATCAGGGCTGATCTTGATACTAAACGACATAACTTTAGTATTGTGTGTTGCAATATTGGGAATGACTTTAATATCGCCACGGTCATTAGGAATGCTAATGCGTTTCTTGCGAAAGAAGTTGTAATATATGGGTATAAAAAATATGATCGTCGTGGTACTGTTGGTACTCACAATTATACCAATTTTAATCATGTACGAACTATTGATGATCTTGGATCTTATTTTGAATCCAAGCAAAAGTCAGGACCAATTCGACTCATTGGAATAGACAATATTCCTGAAGCAAAGGATGTGAATTCATTTGACTTTGATCCTGATATCCATTATATTATGATCTTTGGTCAGGAACAGATTGGCGTTCCAATGGATGTTCTAAGTATGTGCGATGACATACTTTACATCCCACAGTATGGGTCAGTAAGAAGCATAAATGTTGGTTGCGCAAGTTCAATAATTATGAATAATTATTGCAGCAAAATTCATTCGACTCTGGGCCTCAGAGTATAAACCCGAGGCTTTCTTTTCCCCGGTAGTGTAACGGTAGCACAAAAGGTTTTGGTCCTTTTGGTCCAAGTTCGAATCTTGGCTGGGGAATTATAAATAATAGGTATGCAGATCATAACCCCCCTATTAACGTTGCAAAATCAATTGCGCATCCAGCACTGGCAAACAAAGTCTTTTTCCGAGCATAAGGCTTTGGGGAAAGCGTATGAGGGTCTAGATGGTCTAATTGACAATTTTGTAGAAGTTTACTTTGGCAAATATGGCAATATTAACGCTAAAGAAAATTTTAAAATTACTTTAGAAAATTATTCTGAAAAAGATTGCCGGGAAACCATAGATGAGGGTATTTCCTATCTAGAAAATCTTTCAGAAAATATGCAGGAAAACGACACGGAGCTGCTAAATATTAGGGATGAGATGCTTGCTGTCTTACAGCAAACCAAGTATCTCCTTCGCCTAACATGAAAATACCAGAACTAACTTACGAAATCCGTTTGTTGGCCCGTAAAGAACAAGATCCTTCTCGTAAGGATCTTTTTTATCAAGTGGCAAGTGTGCTGGAATATACAGATGATCTTGTGAAACAGTGCGACTTGGCAGTTTGCGAGGGTCTAAAGTCAGGTACGGGTCCAATTGAAATGGACGGCGAGACCAAATACCCCATAAACAAAGAAGTCCTCGGAATGATGGACGATTTCCTTCTGGAGCTTGTCCAGCGAGGTTATCTGCCTAATGACGAGAGATGGGAAGAGATAAGAAAGTCAAACGCAGCGTAAAAGCGCGTTGTAGACTTTCTTGGGGATTGTTTGGTGACTTAATGCCTTAAAATTACTAGGCATGGTTTTTTGCACAATTTTGCTCTTATACGGGTTCTTCTTAAACATCCAAAATTTTCGCTTTTCTTCCATGAAATAATGGGTGTAGATGTAGCAATTTGCTTGTCGGATGTATTTTTTCTTGTCTATTGGAAGATCATACTTATCAATCAATTTTACGGCGTATTGCTCGCATTCGCGTTCCATCTTACGAACCCAGTAAAATGCCTTTTTAATTTTCTGTGATGAATATTCTTTACCATCAAACCAGTCTACTACAATAGAGCAGTGTTTATCTGCAATTTTATAAATTTTTGATTTATGGAGCCATTGAAGAAAATGGCAATATTCGTGTAAGAGGACATCTAGAAAATTTGGGGCCTTCGTTGCAACTCGTATACAAATTACATTATCGTCAAAGCACCCGGAACATCGGCTTCCTTCGACATTGACGGATTTGCCTTTTCCCAGTATCAATTTTCCATTATAAATTTTGAGGTGTTTCCGAACATGGTTTATAAACTGGCGATGTTTTGGGTCCAAGTTCATACCTCCAGTATAGGTATTTATCTTTAAAAAGTCTAAAAGCGCCAAAAATTATTTTTGTATAAATGCTTGACAAAAGACTTACTTATGGTACAATATGCCTCAGAAAGGTTTTATAAAACTATGATTATTACTAATACTAAGCGTCCTACTAAGATTCAGCGTGTGTTCGATTATATGGCAGAGGGAAACACTCTGACCCCGGGCAAGGCCCGTTCGATGTTCAAGGTCACCAACGTTCGTGCCACCATGCACGACCTGCGGGAAGCATTCGGTAGATTCAACTACCGCCTTGATGTGGTCCGTGAGACGAAGAATGGTCGCAGCCACTATCGTCTTCGCAACACCCGCCGTCGCTAAACCTTCAAAAGTTTAGCCTTTCAAACCCACCCTAAATTTTAGGGTGGGTTTTTAATTTGCGTATAAATATAAGTGCATCTTAATAAGGGTGATTTATGATAACAAGAAAATGCTGTTGCACGAATGGTGGATGCTGTGAAGATTATTTGGTAGACCAGTTTGTCACTTTATTCGATAAAGAGATGGACAGTGCAGTTCCTGTATCACAGGATGATCTTATAACTTTAAAGATCAATAGACCCGGTGCTTTAAATAAATCTAAAGAATATGCATTTTCTACAAATGGAAATGGACATTTATCTTGTCCTCGATGCTGTAGTGCATGTACTATTCAGGGGTGTGAATGCGGACCTTTTGTCCCGGAGATCAGTACAAATTGGGATATAGGTTCGGAGTATTATGGAGCTAATAAATGTATACCTTGTTGTTGTGTTACTGATTCTAAAACTGCTTCTTGGGGATGTGCAGATACTAATCCGGCTTGCCAAGATGGAACTCCTCTTAGAACCTTTGTTGGTAGTTCACTTCCTAATGTTCCTTCTATATTCAAAAAAATAACAAATAAAATAATAAAAGAACCCAAATCATTTTTTGACAAATATAAAGCAATTTCACTTTCTCAAATTGAAAAACAATCTAAATCTATATTACTAACTCAAGAGAAAAACGAAAAACAAACTAAAATTTTTGAAAAAAAGAATAGAAAAAACGAACAGTTTAAGACTTCTTTAGAATATACAAGTTTGTGTAAAAGTTGTTTAGAAAAAAATAAAATTGATATTAATTGCATATACAATAATAGTCCAGAGTGTGCTTCAGCTGCCACTCAAATGTGTGAGCAATGTGGAGAAGAGTGCAATAGATATTGTGATCCTGTATACGGAGGAACAGAAACTCAAATAGACAACGTTAGTACTTTATTGAATAACGTTAATTATCAAAATAAATTGGTACCTTTAGCGGCAGAACAAGATACTGCTTCTGTTTATTTGGGCGAAACTAAAGTTGAATCTTTTGCGATGCCACCAGACGGCGGAAACGGCGGTAACCCTGGAGGCGGAGGAAACCTACCAGAACAAGAACTTTGTAAGGTTTGTCTTTTTACTTCTGGAACCGCTCCCGCTCCACCAATTTATTTTATCTATAGATATTCTTATTGTAATTTTGTTTGGTACCCACCAGAATGGATTTTTGACTATAATCCAGCTCCTTCACAGGGCGCAAGTTTTTTCAACAATGGTTTAGCCAAAAGTTGTGATTATATGTATGGGCGTGTAAACAGTGATATAGGTGGTGGGGCAAACACACACGTCTCATGTCTTGTTAATAAATTTGATCAACCACAATTTTGCGGTAAAGATGCTGGAGCTTATCCGTGTCAATGCAAATCATTTCCACATTTGAGTGGTGGACTTGTTGATACGGTAAGACGAAACTATAATTTTTCACAAAAAGAATTTTTTGGAGGGTTTATTCCTTCAAAAAACCCATTTTTGCCACAAATGAAAGTATCCGAAATTGGATGTTGTTTTTGCTTTACGTCTAGCTGGACAAGAGGTCCAAATGAATGTGACACTGCTGGTGGTTTTGATCAAATGCGAAGTCAATACACGGCATATCCTTATGCAAGTGGATATGGACGGGGCTATCAAATTTACGGAACAAATTGTGTAGTAAGCGGAGGTGGCAAAGAGTTTTATAATCCACAGTATAAACTCTATTGTTTTAACCGAGGAATGTCTCCATATTTAAGTAGAATAGCCCAACAAAGATACGTTCCGGCATTTGATATTATGTACTATGGTTCTGCTATTCCAGAATCACAAGAAACATTAGGAGCATATTACCAATCGGCTCAAATTTTAGATAATGGGACAGAATGGACAAAATTAAGATTTACAAAATTATACAATAAAAAATCTTCTCTTTACCAAAAGCTTGTTGGAATTATTTCGCTTGAACACCACTTTGAATCCTGGGCATATCACAGCAAAGCGGCATTTTCCACTTCTCCTCCGCTTTTGATGAATCATTGCAATGTGTTGCTTACTCCATATGAAAGACCATATGCAGGCACCGTGAATGAATGTTCTTTTCAATGGGATCCAAGAGCAGCAATGCGTTGGCAGATTCAAAGATCTCTTCCTCGAAATGTTATATATGGATCTTCGGGCGTTCCTATATTTTTCTCAGATTTATATGCATTTGAAGAATTGAGCAAAAGAAAAGGTATTTTGATTGCAGGTGAAGAATTTGACGGTGGAAAGTTTTTAGAAAAATTTTATTTGTATTTCTTTAATGGATTGGGCAATAAGGGAACTTCAGGCGAACCTTTAATTGAGCCCTCAACGGTAGATGACTACAATTATGTTACGGATTGCATAAAGGCTATGATAAAAAATAATATTATCAGCATAAAAGATCATGCTGATGATATTAGAACAGAATTGATTGAAGCTTTAGATGAAATTTTCTTTGAACCGAGCGACACGGAAGAACAGTTTCCAATATTTGACACTCTTTTTGTTGAAACGCAAATTGGTGGAAGAAGTGGATATTTGTATTTAATAAAATTTATCAAAACTCTTGCTGGATTAGATCCTACTAAATTTTTGCCTTTATCTCAAATAAAAGAACTTATAACAGTAACATTAATTAAAAAATTAATAAACCCTAGATCTAATAAACGAGGAGTTCCCGCTCAGATGTTTTGGGGCCCTCGTCGTGTAAAACTTGTTCCTACTCCAGAATCTTCGGGTCTTACGGCATGGGGTTGTACTCAAAACGGATGTAGTTCCTCCAATCCTTCTCCGTTGAATGTACCAAATATCCCAAATGAACAATACATAAATGTTTTCTCTGGTGATAGAACAAGTTTTTCCATAACTACTACTGGTAAAGTTTTAATCACAGGAAACGAGGCAGATCTTCAGCCTTGGCCAAATAATCGTGGCACTGATGCAGATAATAATAATTTTAACAGCTCTATAGCTGCCATACCAGACCATCTTGGAATTGTACAAGATTTAGAACCAATTCCCGCAGATAGAAAAGATGGACGGGTTATTAAAGTATCTTCAAAATCAAATTTTGCTGTTGCTCTAGTTTCTTATGATAACGAAATTCCAATTGGAACACATTTAGGAAAAGACGGAAGCAATGCTTCTGTTTCTGATTTGTTATTAGATTCAAATTCTGGAATACAAGACGAGACTTCGTTTGATCGTGTCTACCATGACTCATATTCTGGATTTAATACAACAAATCCAAATCCAGATTATTTTGGCGAAGGAATATCGGGATATCGACTAAAAGCATGGGGCCCAGACGTAAATATTGGAATTTTTAGAAGTGATAATGAGTTAAGTTATTTTTACCCTACAAGTTTGTTTGATATTAGTTTTAACTTTCCTCTTAAAAATCGATATAAAATCTGGAAAGATGTTGCGGCAGGAGTAAAACACTGTTCCGCAATAACAGCTGACGGATTTTTATTTGATAGTATTGCATCCGACGATAGTATTGCAAAATTTAAAGGACCCAGTTATTCAACATCTTCCGGTGATTCTCTTATAAATTATTATTACAAAAATCTTCCCAAACCAGATTATTTTTCTCAACAAGAGTGGAATGATTTAATTTCTTGGAGGGCTATACATTGTAATTGCCCAAATAGTACAATCAAGCCAGTTGTTGATATACGATGTCGTTTATTTAAAGTTGCAACAAATGATGAACAAAATCCATATCCATATTATAATAATCTTGAACCAGATCGTCCTACTTTTACAGACGTAGGTGCTGGGCACTACCACACAATTGCAGTTTCTTCTGATCAAAATATTATTACTTATGGTAAATATTATAAAGTTAAACCAGATGGATCTATTCTTGGACCAACAGAAACAGATCAAACAGGAAACACTGGAATAGAAGGTATTGGTGCCTTTACGCCATCCTCTATTTTGTCTCCTGATAGATGGACTATTGGAGGACTTACATATTGCGCCGGAATAACTTTATATACAACTGCAACAAAAACTAATGCAAGCGTTCAAGTATTTGATGTTGATGGTGGTCCCGATTATAGTATGGCAATACTAGGAGGTCCAGGATCTCCAAGTACCGTAGCTGTATGGGGCCATAGTGAAATGGTATCTGCGCTAAATGGAAATGAATATGCAGGACTGACGGCTATAGCAACAAAGTCATATGATAGAATTGATCGTATTTCTGCTGGTGCAAATTCATTTGCCGTGCTTTATAGAAGAAATAATAGCTCGCGTAAATTAATGGATATTTTTGTTAGACCAAGCAAAAAAGAAGATTCTACTTACGACTGTGGTTTAACTGAATTTCCAATTAGTGCTTACCAAGATGTTGCAATGGGATATGGCCATGGTATAGGGATTGTTGAGCAGGGATATAAAGCAAATGTTTGGAATGGAAGGTCATTTAACACATACACCGGACACGATACGCTTCAATTTGCAGGATTTTCCGACCTTCCGTTATACTTTAGAAGTCAAGCATTTTTTAGATGTCTTCCCGGTCACTGGGATATGTCTAAGTGGCTTTTTGGAAGAACATGTAATCAAGTAGGATCCGTAAACCCACAAAATGTTATTCTCCAACCAGATAAATGTAGTATATATTGGAGAAAAAATGAAAAGAATCTATGTTATACCGGGTTTCCACAATATTATTGGATGAAAACTGCTTGGAGGCGTTATTGTAAAGTTACACCACTCCACTCTAGAGATCCCGGTGGTGACGGATGTGGACTGTTGCGCGATGCGGATGGACTGGACCATTTAGACCCGGAGAATTGGAACGGAACCGGCCCAGCAGATGAGGGTATAATAGATTATGGAAATCGTCAATTAAATACTTTAATAGGCGGTTGTTATTCTGGGGCTGGTGATATTTGTTGGATGGGCGATGGATCTCCCAGTTCTTTTGCGTATCAAACTGGCTATGTTGATGGTAGTGGTAAACGATGTATATGCCAAGATCCATGTGGATGTGAACCTCCTCTATCAATACAATCTGCTACTGCGTATGAATATAAATGTAGGGATGACATTCAATATGTTGCCCCAGATTGTTTTGGATATGTTATTGGAAGAGCAGGGTTTAGTTCAAACAAAGATTATTTTGTACAATCACATAAAACTTTTGGAAGCATAAATCAATTATGTTGCGGTGTAGTTAACACAAATATTACTTCTTTTTACTATGCCAAACGTTGTTATTATTACAGATATAATAAAGATACTGATTTATATGAAGTCAACAATGCTCCTTTGAAATATAGAACGTACTATGCAGGAGATAAAAGAGATGAACCAAACCCCGGTGCAACTTCTGCGACTTTTATTAATTATACAATGACCCCAGAGGATGCCATTCCAAAAACTTATCAAGTAGACTGGGTTATGCCGTATCCTTTGGTATATTGTGGTGGAGATAAATTAAGAAAAATAAAAATAAACATAGCTTTGTCTACAGGGTTAAGAGATTGTAATTGTGCTTTTACTTGTACCGCTGAAGAAGCATGCAGAGGAACTTGCGCTTGCAACACGGGCGGAGGTGATGTTTGCCGGATTCCAAATCCTGGGGCTGTACTACTCGGACCTGGAGGTTGGCTGTATAACCCATCTGCTACTTGTACTACGGATGGTGGACAAATTAAAACGGTAGGGTCTGATGGTCTTTTAGAGGACTCAATATACCATCAGGATGAAGTTTTATACCTTAAAGCAGGTTCTGCTGATGGTGGATTGGGACCTTTGGTAGAATTTGGTCCGTATACAGGAAGATTGCCTCCGGGGTTTAGCGCAGCTTGTTATACTGGACCAAATTGCCCTTGTCCTAATTACGATGCACACTGTAATGGATGTGATTTGCAATGTACAATGGAATCAGTATATGATATTGTAAGAGAATATACTTTAGATGATTTGGATTTGTATGTTCCAGCAGATGCAAAACCTACATACGATGAAGATAGTAAAAATAAATTATATCGAGTATATGAAGAAATACCTTCTAGGTATAATCTTCCTGGATTTAATGGAGCAACAGGAGATCCGTTGTGTTTTATTGGAGGAGTCACGGATGTTCCCAATGGAGGATGTGACCCCGATACCTCAAGTGCTGGAACGGATTTCTTTAGAGCGTATGTTTACCAAGGACAACCATATCTGGTTGCAGGAGATTTTAATTGTGGTTTGTTCACAGGATAATAAAAGGTAAAAAATTCTATGTCATACTTAAATAATGCTTTTGTTTCAAGAACATCGTATTCAAGTGATGGGGCTAACAATTTCTCTCATCCAACTCAAGATAAGGTAAATGGAATAAATCTTAGTGAATTTTCCAAAGTTGATCCAGAGGAAAAAGATATATTATATAAAAAACATATAAACATAAATTTTTCTTTTAAGAAAAGTTTTATTGTTAAAAAAGAATATATTGGTTCTGGCGATATAATAGATTTTATTACAAGTATAACTGGTATTAAAAAATTTATTATATGGTGGACAAATGGAAACTGCGGATGCGAGGCCAGACGTAAAAAATTTAATTCTGTATTGACTTTTGTTTATTTTAAACTTTCTTTAAAGGATACTTCATATCGGGATGAAATCGTTGAAAACTTTAAACTTACAAGAAAGAAACAAATTGAAAAAGAATTGTCAGGTAATAATTTGCAATTAGAAGAAAAATATGCAAAAGCATATGCAGAGAGAGTAAATGTCAAACCACCAAGCGCAGTAAGAAGTCCATCTAAAGGATGTGGCTGTTCCGCTAAAAGAACTTGACAAATTAAAATTTATTGATATAATATAAACAACAAAGGTAAAACATGGAAATAAAATATTTTAAACTGTTTTCGGGTGAAGAGATCATTACAAGAGCCAAAAAGGTTGAATCTGGCTGGTATGTTGAAGACCCAGCAATGATTGTTCACTTGAAAGATTATAAGCTAGGTTTGGCGAATTGGTTGCCCTATACTAGAATTAAAGATGGTGCTGTTGTTCCCGATTCCGCTATTCTGATGTACACGGACGTTGCAGATGATATGGTGCAGTATTATGGAACTTGGGCCGACCCAAACATGGTCGTTGACTCTGAAAATGTAAAGACAGAGACTGAATCAGTTTAATAAATATTTGCGTGTTTAAAGGCAAATATAAAAAACTATTAGCAGACGGTTCTTTGGCTGTATATGTTGCGGGAGATGTAGTGATCTTCCATGGCAAATTATATACAGCCAAAGAACCTGTTACTTTATCGCCTGTAGAACAGTCGCCATCGTGGTTGTTTTCTGGAAACACAGAAATATATAATTCTTCAAATCCTCCTCTTGATCCACAAGTCGGTCAAATCTGGAGCAAAGACGGAAGATTTTATTCTTATTATTATGACGGATCCAACTATAGTTGGGTGGAAATTTAACCGGTTTGAATTATAATTTCTAAAACTGAAGTAGTTTCTTTTTCAAGTTTTAGATATATATTTGTGTTTAGCGCCAAAAGAGAGCCAGCGTAAATAAATGCGGCTCCTTCTACACCCGGAGTTCCATTTAAATAGTATTTTGAAGTAAGAGGAATGGAGCATGCACTATCAGCAAATACTGATACCTTTGTTCCAAAATTTCTTGCATCAGAAAGATCTATTTTAAAATTTAAACTTTCATATACGGTTGAATATGGTATTAGTAATGTTCCAGTTGTAACCGTATCAACTATAATTTCATTAAAGGTTGTGGTTGTTTGCAATTCTGGAACTTGAAATTCCGCACTTACAACAAAATCTGTAATAGTTGTTGTTTTGTACACAAGGTGATATATTCTAAGCAACTGCAAAGAAACTGTTCCGCTTACAGGAGTAATTGTTGTAATGTTTAGATTCTTTAAACTTGTATTTGGATACCAAAAATAGTTTAAGGTATATTCTGAATTTAAAAGAGTACGAAGAGTAAATTGCTTTATATTTTGATTTTCTATAAATTTAGAAAATACTCCAGGATAATCTGCAACAATTTTAATTACACCATTTATGGTCTCATCATAGTTAATAACATTGGTGTTTGGGATACCACGCATGTATGTGTAGACCAAACTATTTTGAAAGTATAAATTTTCGTTTGTTATTGATTCTGTTGGATCTAGATATACAGCCTCAGTTCCGTCATTCAAGTTAATGTAATTTTTAACTTTAATTCTTTTTACGTTTAAAGTGCTTTTTTCAACTTCAATATATTCTTCAAAGTTAAAATCTGATCCATATAAACCAAGATATTCTAGATTAAGCGGAGCATCATCTGGAAGCTTAGACAAAAGAATATTGGCAGTAGCACCTTTTATTGCAGTAAACTGAAGTGGCGAAGTAAAGAGATTTTTGTCGTATATACCCGAAGTTATTGATGCGGTGCCACTTAACCCGGAAAAATACAAAAATTCGTTGTATGCTCCTGTTTTTCCTTGAAGTGTAAACTGCCCACTCCAAGTTGTCTGGGCACCTGTGTCAATATTTGAATAGACTCCACCAGAAAAAGCCAGAGTGTTTCCAGTTGACAAATTGTCAAAAAACAGTTTTAAAAACTTTAAATCCGAAGAATTCTTGCTATGTGAATAGTTGAAGAAAAAACTATTTCCGCTGCAAAGAACATGCGGAGAAGAGTTTAAAATTCCTTTGGTCAAGCATGGGTCTGCAGTAGAACCAACAAATTCTAAAGTAAAAGATTGTGTTGATTTTACTATACTTAATGCATCAGCCATGTTTAGCTAGCCATGTATGATATTGCTTGTGAGGAAGTTCTAGCACGAATATAAATTTTATTAAGATTTGTTATATCCAAGAATACGCTTTCTCCGGGATCAAGCTCATACCCAAGGCTGGCTACTCCGTCCGAATTGATGTAGATCAAGTCGGTATTCAAAGCAGATGCCTTCATCTGGATTCCGTTTCCTGTGGTGTATCCTGAGGGATATAAAGAAGTAACTCCAGTTGTTGCGGTCGTTCGTCCTGCAACGAAAGCGGTCGGTCTTCCAACTCCATATGCAATGAAGTTATTGTTCAAAGTTACCAATTGGCCATAGATTCCCGTTAGGCCATTGGTAATATTTGTGTCGTAAATATTTACTGTACCGGAAACTCCAGCAACTACCGGATATCCACCGCTGTTACCTTCAATACGAATGGCAGAAGTTGATCCATAGTTCTGTACGTAGATAACTGGGTTAATGCTGGCGGTTACGGTAATGTCTTGTACGGAAACGCGTATTGCGCTTCCTGACATTCCTACGGCTACACCAGCTGAACTTACGAGAGTTGTAGGAACAAAGGTATTTCCATTATAACCATAAATTTTGATGCTATCTGTATTGTAGTTTAGTGGAATTCCTCCAGTGATCGCCAGTGGAGCTCCAGTTGTTCCCAAAATACTTACCGTTCCCTGTATTCTTACGGGATCTCCTGCGCTGTTACCGACGACGATTACCGGGTTGGTAAAGTTTACGATGTTCGCAGTGACGCCTGCTGATAAGATTACAGGGAATGGATTTGTCGAGCTTACGATGCTGGCCGAACCAGTATCGCCGTATGCCATCTTGTATACCTGGTAGTGAGCTCCACCTACAACGTTTGTTGCTATAGAAGCGGTATAACCAGTTGCGGCATTAATAGGAATGTTTGGTGTATTTGCAGGTGTAGCCATAGTTTATCCAAATTCAAAGATATTTATACTAGTTTAAGGGTTGATAATTTTTTTAAAACATGATAAAATATGCATATGTATTTAGATGAAAAAGCAAAATTAACATTCTCTTCCAAAATTATGGAGAGAGTTCAACGAACAAAATTGACATATATGGACTGTGTTATAGAACTTGCAGAAGAAATGGGCATAGAACCAAATACGGCTGGCAAACTTTTGACCAAACCAATTATTGAAAAAATTCAAGAAGAAGCAAAAGACAAACATTTTTTGAAGGGAGCCAAAGTTAAAAAGCTCCCGATTGACGGTTGACTCAGTCAATAAATATGGTAGAATATATCTGTCAGGGATAGTCTCTGACAATCATTTAGGTCCGGGTAGTTCCCGGAGAAAGAAAGGTTATTATGAGTTTTTCAGATTTTAAGAAGCGTAGTAAGAATTCCATCGAAGATCTCAGCAAGAAGCTTGAGAGCCTCAATAGCAAGGAAAGCTACAAGGACGAGCGGTTCTGGAAGCCCGGGATCGATTCCGCCAAGAATGGTTATGCAGTGATCCGTTTCCTGCCTCCTACGGAAGGCGAAGACGTTCCGTTCATTAAGTTGTACTCCCACGCATTTCAGGGTAAGGGTGGCTGGCTGATTGAAAACTGCCGCACTAGCCTTGGAGAGAAGTGCCCCATCTGTGAGACCAACACGGAACTGTGGAACAGCGGTCTTGAGGAAGACAAGGACATTGCTCGTAAGCGCAAGCGTAAGCTCAATTACGTCAGCAACATTCTTGTAATCAATGATCCAAACAACTCCGACAACGAGGGCAAGGTGTTCTTGTTCAAGTACGGAACCAAGATCTTTGAGAAGGTTCAGGCTCTGATGAGCCCCGAGTTCAAGGATGAGGCAGCAACCGATCCGTTTAACTTCTGGGAAGGAGCAGACTTTAAGCTGAAGATTCGTAATGTTGGCGGGTACGTCAACTATGATCGCAGCGAATTTGCTGGTCCGTCTCCCCTGATGGGCGGAGATGACAAGAAGCTTGAGGCGCTGTGGAAGAAGCAGTACAAGCTTCAGGAGTTCATGAGTCCTTCAAACTTTAAGTCTTATGACGAGTTGAAGGATCGCTTCAAGAAGACTGTTGGTGAGGATATCCGTGAGCAGTTTGACACGGCATCCGAAAAGACGATTGAGGATGATTCTAGCGTTGAACAGGTGCCGTCAGAGGACACTGATACGTTGGATTACTTCAAGTCTCTTAAGAACAAGAACGACTGAAGGGGCCCCCGAAAGGGGGCTTTTTTATTAACCTCTCCAGAATGGCATACCGCTAATCTGGTTTGCAGTCAAAGAAAATAGAGATTGGGTGGCTGGCACTGTATAGTGTTGGTCATCAAAATCTCTTTTTTCATTTATCTTTGCAACAAAGTTTATTGATTTTTGAACACTCTCAAATGCTGGTACAAGTTTTTTCAAAGTATCCATTGATACTTTTTCTTTGCTGTATTTTTCCGCTTGCTGTTGAAGTTTTTTCAGACCTTCTTCAGACTGTTCTATCTTTGGTGCTTGCGGTGCAACTGGAGTTGTAACAGGATTGGCGACAGAAAGAGTTGGTTGAGCAATGACCTGTTTACTTGGTATTTGCGGATTGTTTAAACTTTTTTGAAACGTTTCTAATACTTTTTCAGATAGTTTTTTTCCTGTTGCTCTCTCTGCTTGTTTTTGTAATTCTTCGACACTAAATTGTTTTGGAGGAGCAGGAGCACGTACTGCGGTTGTCCCTTTTTGTAAAGTGACAGAATCCTTTGGGCTCGCAGGAGCAGGGGTTTGGGGTTTATTTTGACCTACAGCAGAGACCTTTGGTGTGCCGGATTTGGTTTTGTTGTCGCCTACAATGGAATCTTTGTTGTTCATTTTAAGACATCATGCTCCTGTTAAGTTCTTCTTGTTTTTCTCTCGCTTCCATCTCCATCTGGTCGTTTAACATTATGATGTAAATGTCGTATTCCCAAGGGTACATGTTTTCAATCTCTGTAACACTCAAACGTTTGCTATTTGTCAACAAAAAAACTACTTTGTAATAATCAATTAAATTAAAATAATTCACACTTAAGTAAAAAAACGCAAAAAGCCCTCAATCAATACCGGATCATTTTCTGTTTCTATCGTATATGTCAGTCGTGGAGAATTTTTAATAAATTCTGTAAGTTTTGAAGAATCCTTTAATACGATTTCATCAATTATCTTTTGTATATCATCTGATTTTAATATTTGCAAATCGTATCTAATTTTATCAATCGAGATGCCCTTTATTGTTTTTATTAATAATTGGGATTCATCAAGTTCTTCTAAATCAAAGTAATCTGCGACAACAGGCTGTTTTAGCTCAACCTGAACATTGTTGTTTACCAATATTTTTTTGTTCAATTCACCTGGTTGATATTTTATATCTCCAACGTTTAGGTTAAAGAGAATAGGAGGATCCCCTTCAATCTGCAATTTAATGTTTTCCTCTACGCTCTTTGACCGTATTTGCAAAAACAAAAATTCCAAATCGGCAATGTATAAAGATTCTGGCTTCTCAACATTTGAACAACTTTTGATTATATTACAGATGTTCTGTAAAATAACTCCAATCTTGGATTGTTCTGCAATAAGAGAAATAATTTTTTGGTCTCTCATTTTATATGGAGAGTATATTATTTCTTTTCCTGACACGGGAAGTTTTGTTTTATATTCAGGCTGGCTTTGTTTTAATTTATTTAAAATTTCATCAATCATAAAAAGTACTCATCAATCTTATGTGGTTAAATCTTCAAAGGTGTAATTTCTAAATGCAAATCTTACAGTTAGCTTTAGATATTCGTTATTAGACATTGTCGATAGCTGCATGGGGGCTAGTTCTACAGGAAAGGTTTCGGTAAAAACGTATCTACCAGACTGAGTTCCGTTTAAGTCCAAAAGATCAACAGTAATGCTTGAACCTAATACCGAACTGTCATAGTAGTCCGTAACCCAAGTTTGACCAGATAATGCATATCCGCCTGCTCTAATTGCATAAAAACTCTTAATCCATTTATTCATAACATTTAAAAAGTTTAAATTTCCGAATATTGGAAAGGTTATCATAAGACCATCTGTATATGAAAGTCCTCTTGGCGACGTTCTTCCTAATCCCGGTCCTGCCAAACCATCGGCTTGTGTTGTAACCGCTATATCTGGAAACAAAACTGTTTCTGCCATATATTGGTTACTTGCGTTGTTTCCTAGCTCACTAATAAATTTTTGATTGTTTATTGTTACCAAAAATCTATTTGTTCTCTGTAGCCCACCTGCCTCGGCTACTTTGTCTTTTAATCCCTTAATTGAAATGTCAATTGCCATTGAAGAGCTCCTCTTCTGTTAAAATTTTAAATTCAATATTATGTTTATTACAAAAATTTGAAGCAGCTTGCCATTTGGCCTTGTTTATTTCAAATAAAACTCTTTCATTTTTTGATGCTGATTCCCTGAGCTTGACTTGCTTTTTTGGTTTGACTTCTATTAACATGCTTTTTTTCTGATTGTTGTTTTCTACTTGCACCAAAAAGTCAGGTATATATCGGTGAACCTTTTTGTCGATTGGGCTAACGTATGGGATTTCAACTTCTTCAAATGACCATTTTTTGACGTTTTTGTTTTCGTCCAAAAATTTACAAACTCTGCGTTCCCACAGAGATCGACATGTAAGCTCTTTCTTTTCGCCTACATATTTGTTTATATTTTTGGGTGTAAATCGGGTTTTATATGCCATTTTCAAAAATATTTAGGTATATTCCTGTGCCTAAATAATTTTATATATGGCATATACAACATACCAGTACCCACTAGGAGCATATGCACAAGAACAGCCGTTTTGGTGTGTATTTGCGTGTGCTGAGTATTCTGTACTTAATACCAAAAGAACCAGAGAATATATACGAAGTAATTCTCTAGTGGACATTTATCTTCCATTTACAAGTGAACCCAAAATGGTGATGGAACATAAATTTGTAGAAGGAACCAATCCAGTTGGTCCCGTTCTGAGTTTGGCCTCTTTAAAGAATACTAGTGGAGGAGATGATACGTTTTTAGAACGTCTTGCTGCTCCTACAGCCGCATTTTATGAAAATACATTTACAACCGATACTTTTAGAAGATTTAGTAATGTAACTGAAGCTTCTTTGACAAGCGAAGCAAGAAGAACATTTACTTTTAAGTATTTGTTTGTTCCTAAAAACGATGCCGAAGCAAAACAAGTTGATGCTATTATTACGACTTTTAGAAATCTATCTTATCCAAAAGTTGTTCCTGGTTTACCGGAAAGAACGTTTCCTCAAAATTTATGGACAATAACAGCTCTTGCAAATGGAGCAGACGGTCAGTCTGGCTTCCTGACCAATAGCTGGCTGGGCGATCCTCTTGTTTGTGTTCTTCAGGCAATGGAAGTAGATCGCGGAGATCCAAACGATCCAGTATTAAAGATTTTGCCAAATGGAAGACCGCTAACTAGCTTAATGACGGTTACGTTTGTGGAATTTGAAACAGGTACATATGCACCTAGTCGTGGTCTATTGAGCAAATCTGAAGTCTCTGCCCTTGGAAGGTTTATATAATGGAATACTTTAGTTCATTTCCTACCGTCACAGAATCTGTAAACGGAAATAATGTCACACGCGTTGATATATCATATGCGACTTTAGATGACTCTGAAGATTATCAATCATTTTCTTATAACTCAAATGGGAAAAAAGAAATTGGCGCAGCTTCATTGGGCGTATATAAAGATGCAAATGACTTCTGGGCTTTGATGTTTGCAAATGATGCCACGAATCCTTGGACTATAATCCCGGTCGATCCATATCAAAATTCTTTAGATAACAGTCAATATTCTGCTATATTTGGAAAATACAGCGGAGCCACTAAATTAGATCCTAACGCATACGTTACATTTAAAGATGGAGATATTTTAGTTGTCGGGCAGTACCCACCAGGAGCAACAGCAGCAAAAGATGTTTTTGCTTTTTACGAAACCGAAGGTTTTTATATGTGGTTTGTGCAAAAAGCATTTGCAGACACAAAAAAAGCCAAGGTTACACCAAATATAAATTTAAACACAATAGAAGTCATGGAAGACATAGCCGATCCCGATATTGTCCCGGCAACAATAAATTATATTACTCTTCGCAAAGGAAATGATGGGTATGCTATATTGCCAAGTCTTGGAGGAGCGTCTGGTGGAAGTTCATATGTTTCAAACCTAAAAGCTTATTCATACGAAGATTCTCCTGCGTACTTCACCCCAAAGGACACAAATGATTTTGTTTCCCCAGAAACAGCAATAGAAGGTACCAGTGATAGCATCATTACAGTAATTGCAAACGATTCTGCTGGTGCAACTGCAGTTCAAACCTATTCAGAGACCTATAAACAAATTTCTACAAAAGAAGTGTATAAGAGCAATTACCAAGCTTCTTCGTTTCTTAAATATATCACACAAGGTAATTTTAGTACTATTTTAGGTAAGTTGGTTTAATTTATGACAGACTATAATCCTATCTCTTCTCCGATTGTTTCTATTGTTTTACATTCAGAGCTAACCAAACAAAACTCTTCTACATTCCGAAGTTCTTCAGAATCTTCAAATTCTGGTTCTGGTGAAGCAAGCGGAGACTCCGCCAGCTCTGAAGGTATTGACTTTGATGTAATGGTCAAAAACCAATTTTGTCAGTTTGAAAGATTGGAAATGGAAGAGAGTGTTCTTAATACATTTCCTACGGGCGTATTGATTGTAAGAGATATAACAGACGTTATGTCTTACATAGCCAGAAAAGAAATAAAAAGTATAATTGTAACATTTGATTCTGGAGAAATCTTTAAGTGGTACATAACATCTGTTTCTTATATTAACAATGCTGCATCCGAAATGGATCAAGCATTTATTGCAATTTATTTTACAAATAGTATATTTAAAGAGTCTCAAACAAAATCTTTTTACGAAGAAAAAAAATTGGTGTTCAACCAAGAGACGGGAAAGTACGAAGCACAAGGAACACAAGATCTTTGGCTTATGGACTATCCGTTTGTCACAACACATAAACATATTATACAGACATATGGAATACATCCTGTATTTGAAAAACCTCTCTATCCGGTAAAAGATGCCGAGGGAAATGAAGTTACATTAAATGGCTGTGGCGTAAATCTTTATATAAAAAATATAGAAGAACCTGTAAATTATGTCTTGTTCCGCCCTAGAGTATCAGATCCTCAAAGAAGAGAACAGCTGCAGAGTAATATTATAACTTATTTGAATTATATATTCACATATGCTGTAAATTCAAAAAAACAACCATACTATTTGTTTTGGACCGATTTTTCAAATTCTTTAAATTATAAATGTTTTAATCTTAGAAATGATTTAGAGTCTGGTCAATTTAGTTTTGCCAAACCAAATACCGATCCGGGTCGTATTGAAATATATGGAGTATATAATTCACCAGACCAATCCCGAGAACTTGATGTGATGGGTGAGTTGCTCCCATGTAAAAAAATATATGTTGCAGTCACAAACCCTGCATACACTATTAACCAAAAAAATTACTACTACTTAAGAAACAATCCAGTTTATCTAGAAGAACCATTTTACAAAATATCTGGATCTACTGCCGATCCGTTGCACCTTATGTCTTCGTTTATGTCCGAGAGCGCAAACACGCTTCTTACGACTGTAACACAATGGTCTGCTACCGATTCAAGCGGATTGACATACGATCAAAAAATTCAATATTCTGCGGCATGGGACAGCAATTTGGTAAATCTTCCAGATAAGGGATATTGGGGATTTGCCGGTGACTTTAACCAATATAACAATAAAATTAATACTGTAGATGCCATCAGTTCATATGAAAATTTTGCAAACCATGTGGATTCTACTCCAATAGGTCTGCGGGATACGGTAAATAAAAACGGAACTCTTAAAAAGACTCCTCTATATCCGTTCAATGACAATCGTTACATCTGGCAATACCAATACGATTTAACACGAACCCATCCTAATATTGTTATGGGTAGCAGAACGGAAATTGATAAAGAATCACAAGAAGAAGTAACATATTCCGAAATTCAAGAATTGGATTTTTACGAAGAAATAAATGCTTTATTAAATGAGCAACAATCAGCAGATGCTGACAATTCCAGCGGAATAGACATAGAAATTGTTTCTAAATTAATGGATGTAAACTTTAATAAAGTTATGGACTGTAAGTACAGACCCATGGGTGCAATTGGCGGGACCTATGATAATTTTAGACGGAAACAATTAGAAAAAACAGAAAAAGAAAACTTTGTTGCACACGTTTTGTGTTGCATGGGCAAACCAATATACAGCGAAGAATCTTTCTTTGCCAAGATTACAGGATTTGTTAGAGATCTTCGTTATGTTGAAACTGAGGCTGTTGGAGTTGGAGGAGATGTATACGGAGCTCTATCGGATGGTTGGTTGTACTCTTGGAAAAAATTGGAAGTAGGCGAATACATTGGTGGGGCAACAGGATCAACTGGGCCCTCAATAGAGGCTGTAGCAAGCAAGTATCAGTTAATGCAGTCTTGGACGGATAGCCAGTGCGTTGGTTCTACTGGAAGCCCAACTGGTGCAGTCGAAGGAACAGATGGATTTACGGGCATTGCTACGTGGGCAATAAATATCAATGAACGTTTGAATTTAAAGTACGTTCCTAAATTCTCCGGACAAGAAGCATCACCAGAAATTGACAATTATTTGGGTCCAGGATATTACAGACCAAATATAACCGATAATGGAAACTTTGCATATAGACCAATTGGTTATACGGGTTCAAATTTCAACACATCAGCAAATCCTGTTGGTGGAGCAAATCATATTGTAAAAATGTATAAACTACCAATAAATGATATTAGAGATATGGGTTGTCTTGCCCCATTAGAAAACCTAGAAGGACAGTATCTTTATTATTTCGCAGCAGAAAATATCGTAGACGGATCTTGCAATGGCTAAAAGTATTAAAATAATAGGTTCGAACATTGTTAAACTACAGAACAAAAATTCTGTAGCAAACCGAGATGAGTATGTGTGTGCAAATTCCGATATAACCAACGGAATAAAGCCAGCTCCATCTGATTTGGTCGAGTGCTATGCATCTTGGCCAGAGATAAAAGAAATTGCCGACAAACTTCTGGTGGGCACCACGTTCTCTCTTCTTATGGGGTTTGGTGGTTTAAGTGGTAGCACCGGATGTGCATGTGGAAATTCTGGAGAAAGTGGATTTACTGATTTAACTGGTAGTGGCGGAATGAGTCTGATATTCAATGAACCAGACAAAGAATGCGCAAGAATTGCAACACTTCTTGGCACGGCATGGATGGGATGTTTCTGGCCAGATCCAATGGCTTCATTTAGCTGCAATTGCCCTTTGTATGGCGATATGTATGAAAATTATTTGAAGTATCGTCTTGGGTCTGCCACGTTCTGGAACACTCCAATTGATGCTCCGGTGCAACGTCAATACTTCAACGAGTCCGTAAAAGACGTAGTCGAAATTACAGTTGCTGGAGATTTCTCGCAACGACCGGGTGATATTGTGTATGTCAAGATGGATAACTTGACTGGATTGGCAACAAATACATCAGATGTACCTCCTTCAAATATCAAAACTGGGTACTACTACGTCATTAGAGCAAAAAATACCATCAAAAATGATGGTGGCCACACAACAATTCTTTCTTTGACTAAATTCACTGGAGACCGATTCTATCCTCCCTATAGTGCTACAGTACCAAATGAATCTTGGATGGATGCTGTACTCTAAATATAGGGTAAATGGATAAATTAGATTTTGATATACTTTTGACGCCAATTTACTCTGTCAATGAGAGCCAAGACGTAGCATTGGTAAGCGGTCTGGCGAGCGCAACCCAGCAGATTAAAAATATTGTCTATTTGAATTATGGGGATAGACCATTTAATGCTGGTGTTGGGGCAGATCTTCAGAGCGTTTTTTCTTCAAATTTTGGAAGCATAGTTGCCATCAACAGAATTGTAAGTACAATTTCATATTCTGTGCCAAATATATCTGATGTATCCGCAAGTGTCTATATGACTGGGAATATTCCCAACGTAAAAATCTTTTTTACTTATAAAACACTTACATCATATAGCCAAAACAATCAAATTATAGTACAACTGGATTCTATCATATGAGCTACGATTATAACAAACTTTCTGTAGGCAAACTAGATTATTCTTCAATAAGAAATAATTTAGTAAACTTTTTAAAGCAATATCCTCAGTTTACGAGTTATGATTTTGATAATAAGGCTTCTGCAATTAGCCTCTTTATAGACATCCTATCAACAAACACTGCATACAATGGGTATTATCTGCACTCGGTTCTTACAAATGCATTTCCAAGAACGGCTACGACCAAACGAGGTTTGCTGCTAAATGCAGGAGTGCAAGGGGCATTCATAGCAGAAAGTATCTGTTCGCGTTGTATTGCAACTGTTACAAACCGCGAAGCTACAGCAATACCCAGATTCAGTGTGTTTACTGCCACCAGACCAAACGGTTCTCCTTGCTTCTTCTATAACCTTGAAGAAATTCCTGTCACAGAAATAGGTAGCACCACAACAGTTACAATGCTTGGTGGTAAAAACGTAGCATCGTTGAGTACTTTTGATCCAGATAAACTTGTACTTGAGCTCCCTTCAATTTACGATCCAACAGCCTTGATATTCAGTGATAGAGAAGCTAATGAAATATCAGGAGGATATGAAGACGTTTATTGGTCTCAGATAAGTAAATTCTCAAATTCTGCAATAGAAGGTACTTCTGGTAGAGTATTCACAGTCTTAAACGGACCAAATGCCTATTACGTCACTACAAACATCCCAGGAGCCCGAACTCCGACTAATTCTGTTACAGTTCAGGCCATAGAGTCTGCTGGAGCTCTGACCAATTCTGCAATAATTACAGCTGCCAGAGATTATACTAATGTAACAGTTGTGTCGCATACTGTTCCTTCTGGTGGAAGATCTTCGATCTCTAAAGATTACATCAGATCATATTCTGATTATGCAGGAAACACAAAAGATCGGTTAGTTACCGAGGACGATTACTTAAATGCAGTTTATACGTTTTTACTTGCCAATAGTTTTACAGTAACAAAAACTGATATAACTATTTCAAGCCCAAGCGTAGGCGAAGTAAAAATTTACGTACCAAACTTAACTTATGCGTTGCAACAATCGCTCATGGTAGATTATCTGGCTACAAGAAAGATGGCCGGTATAGTGCTTTCATACGGACAATAACATGCTTTTCTTCTTTAACAATGTTCCCGATTCCATAGAAACTGGAATAGACAGAATACAAAAACTCGTAAAATCTTTTTTACGTGAAAGCAATATTCCCGAAAAAGCATGGGATGGCGATAAAATTAATGTTAAGCAGCAATTTCCAGATTGGATTTTAGACGCATATAATACTTCAAATTCCGATGCGCCTGTTGTTGATTTCTTTATTTTTTATTATCGTTGGCTTTTTGATTTAGAAGATGGTTATGGTCTTGGATTTTATCTTGAAAGTCTAAGAGATCCCGTAAAGGTTCCAAATGATTTTTTGCAGGGATATGCAGATTATATTTTCTACGATCAACTAGACTTTGAAGAGTACCCAGAACTTCTTGATAATTTTAGAGGATTTTTGTTCAATTATCAAAAATATTATGTTCCAATCAGAGGTACACCAGATGGTTTGGCATACGTACTCAAAGGACTCTTTGGTGTAACTTCGTTGGATGTAATAACAACATCAGGTGGGCGCATCACGATACAGTCCGACTTGGACTCTACATATCAAGAACTGTTTAAAAAGATTGCGTGTCCTTATTCGTTTGAAATAACATTTATTGCTGCATGATGAATTTTTTAGAAAAATGTGTAAGCCTTGCAATGTCAATTGCATCAAAAGGTATAACAAATAAAAAAGTATTTCCAGAAGAAAAAAAATTAAGAGTCTTATCTTGTTTTGGAAATTCTGAAATACCACAATGTGAGCATCTACAAAAAAGCAAAGAACATGGTGGTCACTACTGTGGAGGTTGTGGTTGCGGAGACAAGAAGTACACACAACTTTTAATTAATGGAACTCAGTATTCCAAACTTGACTATCCGTATTTAAAGTGCCCCATGAAGATGCCAGGGTTTTCAAATTATCAGCCTGCTAGCCCCAAAGAGGTAGCAGAAAATTCAAGAAAAGCACAAATAGAAGTTTTGGATATTTTAAAACTAGAAAATATTAAAATATCCAATCCAGATCCTTCTCCTGAAGAATATATGCTTTTTCACGAATTATCCAAAATTAAGGAATAATAACTACTCCTAAATATTTTGGATATGGCAGAACCCACAAATAGAGAAGACTTTATCGATTATTGCAAACGCGCCCTAGGTGAGCCCGTTGTCACGGTGAACGTAGGAGCGACACAGGCGGATGATCGCTTGAACGATTGTTTGGGCTATTTGATGGAAAAGCACTTTGACTTTGTCCATAGAGCTCTTTTCAATCACAAGTTGACTCAAGCGGAGATCACTGCTGGGTTCATTGACACCGATTCTTTGGGCAGTGCATTGGGTGCAACTGGTGGATGGCCAGACGGTACTAATATTTTAACAATTAGCAAAGTATATCCCATAACTTCTACGGTAGGCGATTATATCTTTGACCTGCGATATCAACTGTCCATGCAGGACTTCTTTGGTATTTTCTTTAATCAAGGCGTTGCTCCGTATGGTGCTCTGGCCAACTATGAGATGGCACGCAGCTACATGTCCACAATTGAGCATACTTTTGCGTATCCGTGCTCCTTCACTTTTTCCAAAGCAACATCTAGACTGTTCTTGGAAATAGGAAAGGATAGACTCAAGGCAGGAAATTATGTTTTGTTTGAAGCCTATGTTGCAATTGATATGGATAAGTATCCAAAAATTTGGAAAGACCGTATGTTCAAACGATATTATACGGCTATGCTAAAGAAACAGTGGGCGCAGAACTTGATGAAGTTTGCAAATGTTCCTTTGCCGGGTGGCGCTTCATTGAATGCTCCTGCCATGATGTCAGAAGCATTAAAAGAAATAGAAGAGATAGAAGACAAGATAACAAAGATGTACGAACCACCTCCAGACATGCAGATAGGTTAACATGGCAATTAATCCCTACTTAGGCGACGATACCGGAGCACAGGATCTAGTTGAGTCAGTAACCATTGAAATAATCAAAGGAACTGGCCGGGATGTCGTCTACGTACCAAGACAATACGCAAACCTTGATAGAATCTTTGGTGAAGACATAGGTTCATATTTTACAAACTCTTATACAATTGAAGCCTATGTAAACACATACAAGGGCTTTAATGGCAAAGATATTGTAAACCAATTTGGCATTGAGGTAAAAGACCAGATTGAACTGACGATTTCTAAAAAGAGATTTGAAGAGGAAGTAACAGCAAATGATGCTGTAATGACTCGTCCACGCGAAGGCGATCTTATTTATTTCCCACTCTCAAAAAGTCTGTTTGAAATCAATTTCGTAGAACACGAAAATCCATTTTACGCATTGGGCAAGAGATATACTTACTACTTGACCTGTGAAATGTTTACATACAGCATGGAAAAGATTGCAACAGGAAATACCGCAATCAACCAAATTTACGATACTTCATACAGAACATTCTACGACTTTGGAATATCCAGCTACAGTGGTGGAACATTCCATCAAGGACAATATGTCCGTCAAACTGGGGGTTCTGGTGGATTTGGTCAGATTATTTTCTGGGATTCCGAACAGAATATTCTCACAATCGATATCACTGGCGGAACCTTCAGCGCAGCATATCCCATATATTCTCTTGGAGACACTGCTGGGGTATACAGCGGTGCCACAGGAAACGTCAGCAACATTGTTGCCAACAGCGCCAGATACATGTCATACGACCCAGCCAAAACACTCAAAGGAAACAACGAAGTCTTCGAACAAGAAAGATTCGCAAACAATGTTGTTCCGTTTGATGGCAAAGATCCATTCTCGGAGGGCAACTACTAATGTTTCACCAATATTATGGAGGCTATCTCCGAAAGGTGGTTGTTGCATTCGGAACGCTATTCAACAATGTTTATGTTACGCACCCAGAAAACGGCGTAGACAAGAGCATTCGCGTTCCGCTTACATATGCTCCAAAGGAAAAGTTTGTAAGAAGATGGTTGGAAGAATCTTCTATTAGCGATAATACCAAGGTTGGAATCCGTTTACCGCAACTTAGCTTTGTTATTTCACAGATTGCAGTAGACCCCTCCCGTAGAAGAAACAAAGTCAATAGCGATGTATATGATGTTCAGGACGGCGTTGGTAAAAAGATGTTTGTTGAAGTTCCAATAAACATAAATTTTAATCTTTACATATACACTCGCCATATTAACGATACCTTACAAATAGCCGAACAAATTATTCCATACTTTAATCCCGAATTTAATTTAAAGATAAATTTTGGTGCAAATCGTGATGATATCACTGTTCCGCTTGTACTGATGAATAGTTTAAATTTAAATGAAAGATATGATGGCGACTTTAGTTCAAGACGGTTAAATATGTCTAGTCTTGGGTTTGTTGCCAAAGGTTACATGTTTGGTCCGGAGATTTCTGGCCTTGACATGATTGAAACCTTTAATCTTGATCTTGAAAGTATAGATGAATGAAAGATGTAAATTCAAATTTAGAAACCTTTTTTGACATAACACCAAAAGAAACCACGGAAGTAAAAACCGAAACAAAAAAAGGCATAACTGCTGCAGCAGGAGAAGATTATGTCTTTGCTAGGCAGAATCTTCGATCACTGATACAAACAGGATCAGAAGGCCTTGAAGGAATCTTGAAGGTTGCAATGGAATCAGACAGTCCACGCGCTTATGAAGTTCTTGCAACAACAATCAAGACGCTAGCAGAAATAAACGTAAACTTGATGGATGTTTCTACCAAGTTTGCAGATACAAACAAAGTAACTGTCAAAAATAACACAAATAATTCTATTTTTGTCGGAACAACTAAAGATCTACAAGCGTTGTTGAAAAAACAACAACCAGAGTATGTTGAAGGTGAAGTACTAAATGAACAGACAAACAACAGGTTACCGGGCCAATAACAGATTAAAGGCTCCCGGTGTAAATTTAAGTTACACCGAAGAAGAATTTAAAGATTATGTTGAATGTGCTAAAAATCCCATTCACTTCATACAAAAACACATAAAAATCGTTACCCTAGACAAAGGGTTGATGCCATTTTCTCCTTATGATTACCAGAAGCGGTTTATTAATGAAATTCATAACAATCGATTTGTAATTTCTAAATTTCCTCGCCAAAGTGGAAAGTCAAGCTGCGTTCTGGGATATATCAATCATTACATAAACTTTAACCCAGATGTACGCGTTGCTATTCTCGCCAACAAGCAAAAAACAGCAACAGAATTGTTTTCTCGTCTTCAGCTGTCATATGAAAATCTTCCAATTTATCTGCAACAGGGCGTAGTGGAATGGAATAAGACATCGTTTAAATTAGAAAACGGTTCTAGCGTAATGTGTGCGGCTACTTCTGCATCTGCAATCCGTGGTGGTTCTTATAACTTTCTCCTATTGGACGAGTTCGCATACTTGCCCCAAAACATTGCAGAAGAGTTCTACGCTTCAACCTACCCTACCATTTCATCTGGTACTACATCCAAGATCGTAATCGTATCCACTCCAAACGGACTGAACCACTATTACAACCTATGGGTGAACGCTTCTCGTCCCAAGGGACACCACCTTAAGAACAATTTCGTACCTGTTGAAATTAGCTGGCGCGAAGTTCCGTTGTATCCGGGTGGACCAAAACGTGGGGAAAAATGGAAAGAAGAGACAATTGCAAACACCAGCGAAGAGCAATTCAACCAAGAATTTGAATGTTCTTTCATTGGATCTTCCAATACGCTTATTTCTTCCTCTAAGCTCAATATTTTGGCTCCAAACGACCCTTTGGAAAAAGCCTCAGATGGATTAAAGATCTTTGAACAACCTACGGAAAGCGGAATTTATTTCCTATTAGCCGACGTTTCGCGCGGACAGGGAGCAGACCATTCGGCTTTTATAGTTGTCGAGGGAAGCCAATCTCCGTACAAAATTGTTGCTTCTTATCAAAATAACACCATTAGCCCATTTGCTTTTCCTACTACTATTAAGGCGGCTGCGGAAAAATATAGCAATGCTTATGTAATGGTAGAGGTGAATGACATAGGAGGACAGGTTGCTTCTATTCTTTATAATGACTTGGGCTATGAAAATATTCTTATGACACAGACCAAGGGCGTAAAGGGGCAAGTTTTATCCCAAGGATTTGCCAGAGGAAAGTCTGAATTTGGTATTAGAACTACGGCCCAGACCAAAAAAATTGGCTGTGCCGTTCTTAAACGACTAGTAGAAGAAGACAAAATATTCCTGAACGACGAACGTATTATAAGAGAATTGATGTCCTTTGTGTCAAAGGCAAATACCTTTAGGGCTGAGGATAACCAGACCGACGATTTGGTAATGTGTTTGGTATTCTTCTCTTGGCTAACACGACAGGAATATTATGCCGACTTGATTGAGACGGCAAAAGACAAATATTCTCAAAACGATACCAATCCAGAAGATGACAATACGCTGTTTATGATGGGAAACAAAGACCGAGGAGCAGAAGAAATACCAAAAGAAGGATGGTCTGACGGTTCTGTAGTGTGGTACCCTTCATAAAAAATAGCTTATAAATACTAACGAGGAATACAAGTATGGCTCTACCCACATCTAGCAGCTTTTTACCATCAGTCAATTCAAATCCGTTTTCAGATTTTATCAATCCAAACGTAAACACCGCTACTGGTGGACCAAGTGTTTTAAATTTTGAAAAACTCGCCCCATCTGCAGACATTACTCAGAGATTGCTTTGTGGGTTTCAGTTTGGCGCATATACTGCACCAACCCCCGTCGCAGGACCAACAGGATGCGGATTGGGAGCAATTTTAGAATTTATAGATTTTGTTAATAGCGATACTTATCTATCTGGTGTTGTTACTCCAATTTCGTATAATGATGACTTTTTTAAATATACTACATTTTTTGTTAGAACGCCTGATGCATTGGTAGCAGCATTAAATACGCTTCATAATAACATAAATGAATATTTGTGGTATTTAGATCCTGCTAATACAGCGAGCACTGGTAGACCAGTTAGCACAAGAAATACAAATATATTTAATTTTTACAGTAAATACCTTTTTCCCGGCTCCTACAATTCTGCAAATTATTCTACTAACGATGACAAAATTGGTGGCGGAATAGTAAATGCATTTATAATTTCAGACTCAGGTAGTTATCCAAATTGGACTTTGAGCAGAGCCGGTTACGAGTTTTATACACTATTAAATTATCTTTCTTATGGTGGAATGGCAGCAGTAAGTACCAATGGTTGGCAGACATTGACTACTATAACTGATTTCAAAGGCAGTTCTGTACCTTTAACAAATGTAATTGTACCTACTGATGTGTATATACGGTTAGATGCACTTGCTACTCTTGAGATGACTTCTTATCTTGATGGCCAAGGAATCACTGCGGCGGCTACAAATAACCAAGCAGTGTATGCTGGTGCAACATATTCATATGCCTCTGGAAATACATTTAATATTACCCAAGGCGTAACAGCATCTATTTTAAACAATACCTACGCAAATACTGTTGGAAGAAACAATCTTTTAAATGCGTTTTTAGATGTAGATGCCCCAAGGTACGGTCGAACTAGTAATGCCATCATCATACATGCAGGACTGTCCGGTGCAAACTTTAGCGTAGCACAGACTACTACAAGTGGAGACTTTACAGATGTTTATCGCTATCCGGGATTTGATGGGCGCTCATCATTCTATCAAAATATACAAAATATTTCTGGATTGACTGCATATGTTCTTACAGCAGATCCATATCTGAATAGAACATTCTGCATAATGGGCAAAAAGCAAAAGACAATTTATTCTGAAAACTTTGGTGATCCAAATAACAATTACTTTTTAACCATTGATCTTCCTCTGGTTAGTGATGTTGCCGGACTTTTGAACGTAGCAAAACAAAATGGCGCATTCTATGGTCCAATAACAGGCGGATCTGGAAAGTTCTTAAATTGTGATTCTGTTACACCAAATATAACTGCAAACTCAGCCCAAGCAACAACTCTAAAACAAAAAAGAATTAATTTTGCATCCAGTACACCTTCTGGAATATGTTTGGGATCTGATCTTGTTGGAGTTACTGGATCCTATACAATAAACAATAGGTACGGAATAAGTTCGTTAAATCGTATAATAAAGACAAGAGCCGAGGGAATACTACAAACTCTTATTGATGCCCAAAGCACATCTTATAATAACGCATTTACAAGACAGACAGCAGTTTCTCGACTTACAGATATGGTATCGGAATATGCTTCAACTTATTTTAGAATGAATGATCCAGCACTACCATCCGCACCGGGTGGATATACAGTAGTATGCGACTCCACAAATGGAAACGTAGATGGCGGAGCAATTTTATATGCAACTATTACATACTATCCAAAAGCTCCTGCATCTGGTGGTGTAAACTTAAGCGGAATTTCAGTAACAGTATCAGCAGTGGGAGATGTTTAATAAATGGCAATGGATATTTCTACATTTAAAGCAGGATTTAATGGGGGAACTAGGGCCAATCGGTTTAATGTTGAAATACCAAACTGGCCAGCTGATATAGATTATGCTCCCACCGAACTATCGTATCATGCGGTTGCAGCTAAATTGCCCGAAAATGAATTAGGTAGCATACCTGTTCCTTGGATGGGCCGTGTAGCACACTTTGCAGGAGATAGAGATTATAAACCATGGACTGTGACTTTTATTGATGATTTGAGTTCTGGTGGTGGAAATAAACATCTTTGGCACGCATTTCATAGCTGGATGAATCTAATTAACTCCCACAAACAGAATACAACAGGCGATCAGACTTTTTCTAATGGAACTTTGTTAAAGAATATTGTATTTAATCAACTTCACGATCCAAGCGGTGGTACTACTACTACAGACCATAAGATAATAAGAACAATAACATTGAAACATGCGTGGCCTTCTGAAGTAAGCCAAATTAGCTTTGACATGGGAGAAGGCGGAAGTCTTATAAATTTTAGTGTAACATTTACATTTGATTACTATACAATAGACACAAACACATAAATTAATAGGACAATAAATGAACATTAGTAATTTTAAAAATGGATTTAATGGAGGCACTCGCGCTAACAGATTTCAGGTTAGTGGTGGAATCGGACAAACAAGTACTGCTAGCTCAACAAACGACCAAAATTATTATAAATTTCACGTAAGATCTACATTTATTCCTCCTGTTACCAATATTACATTAGAGATGCATGGATATGGAAGAAAACTTCATATTCCTGGGGATAGGCAATATGCGCCATGGCAAATGACCATTTATGACGATAGATCTGCAGGAACGGGAAGTGGCACAAATAGTGTAGAAACTATTCCAAATTTATGGAAAAAATTTGTAGCTTGGCAACAAACCATAAACCAACACGACAATAATACTACTGCAACTACAGCTCCAGGATTTTTAAACTATAAAAATACTTGGGTATTAGAACATTTGGATTTAAACGGGAACCCAATTAAAACGATTACTTTGTACGGATGTTGGCCAAAAAGCGTCACGGATATCGATTTTAACATGACCCGAAGAAACTTTTTAAATACTTTTTCTGTTATTATGTTGTACGACTCTATGGAGATTGATGAAATCGTGGAGCCGTAATATCTGTTTATTTTGACTCTAAATATTGTGAAAGATCATTATGAGCATAGAATTATTTGGATTTGAAATTGGCAAAAAGCGCTCGTCGGATGCACCAGAGTATTCTAATGATATTCTGAAAGGCCCGAAGCGTCTCCTTGCACAAGAGGATTTTGATGGAACCGTAGCTGTAGAAGCCGGTGGTGTATTCGGTACATACATCGATTATTCCACAAGTTTCAAAGACGAAAATGCAAACATCATTCAATACAGAAACATGTCCCTCTACCCAGAGGTTGACGCTGCGATTGATGAGATCGTAAACGCTTCTATTGTTTGGGGAACCGATAGAAAGCCAGTTAAGATTGACTTGACCGAAGTTCCTCTTTCCGACCAAGTAAAAAGAAAAGTACACCTTTCATACGACAGAATTCTTCGTATGATCGATTTCAACTCAAAGGCATATGAGATATATCGCCGTTGGTACGTTGATAGTAAGCTTTTCTTTTACATCGCTATTGACGAAAAGAATCCAAGAGATGGCATCAAGGAACTGATTCCTCTTGATCCGCTTAAGACCAAAAAGATAAAGCACATCGAGAAGCAGGCTGCAAATATGGAATCCGGTATGATTAGTTTGATTAAGAACATTGAAGAGTTCTATATGTATTCAAACACTGACAAAGAATCATACCTTACCACAGCATCTCAAGGCATTCGAATTTCAAAGGACGCAATTGCGTATGTTCACTCTGGCATCGTAGATTTAAACACCAAGAGAGTAATTGGTTATCTGCATAAGGCAATTCGTCCAGTAAACATGTTGCGGCAACTTGAAGATGCGCTCATGGTGTATCGCGTTGCCCGTGCCCCCGAAAGAAGAGCATTTTACGTTGACGTTGGTCAGTTGCCCAAACAAAAAGCCGAACAGTATCTAAGAGACATGATGTCTCGTTTCAGAAACAAAATTGTATATAACCAAGGAACAGGCGAAATTAAAGATGATAAAAATCATTTATCGATTCTTGAAGATTATTGGATTCCCCGTAGAGAAGGTGGCAAAGGAACAGAAATTTCAGTGCTGCCGGGGGGCCAAGCAATGTCCCAGATCGAAGACGTTGAGTACTTCAAAAAGAAGTTGTACACCGCACTGAATGTACCCTCAAGCCGATTGGATAGCAATAGCGGCTTCAACATGGGACGTGCATCTGATATTACTCGCGAAGAATTAAAGTTTTATAAATTCATTGAACGTCTTCGTCACCAGTTTAGCCAAGTCTTTATGAATCTTCTTAAAGTAGAGTTGCTATTGACTGGAACTTTGACAGAGGAAGACTGGAATTCAATAAAGTATTACATTAATTTCAAGTTCAACACGGACAACTACTTCTGGGATCTCAAGGAAGGCGAAATCCTTACAGAGCGCCTAAAGATGGTATCAAATGCAGAAAGCTTTGTTGGAAAGTATTTCTCTCAGAAATATATCCAAAGAAATATCATGCGCTTTACCGACGAAGAATTGAAGACGATGGAGAGCGAGATGCAGGAAGATGCAATGAAACTTCAAGCCCAACAGGCAGCACAAGCTGCGCAACAACAGCAAGCAGGGGCAGGACAGCAGCCAGAAGAAGAGGCACAGCAGCAATGATGAGTTCTCTGCGAGTTCACAGACTAGTAGAAAACCTCTTTGAAGGCTATGAAGATCTATTCACTGAAGGTCTACTCCAAGAGCTGGATCTAAGAAAACAGGAACTTTGCAAAAATTTATCTGTTAAAATTTTTGAAAATATGGGCACCCCAGAAACCCACCAAAAAATTGATGTAAACGAAGACATTAAAAAGCTGTTAGTTACTTTGAATGAAATTGATGCAAAAAAGAACGCAAAAATTGAATTTAAAAATGCATCAATTATAAATATTTCAGAACAAGAGATTAAGCCCCTAAAGCTTCTTTTTGATCAGTTGAACGAAAGCAATCAAAAGCTTTTGGCTAAGAACATGTTTGAGTCACCGAAATACTTTAAGCAAACATTAGAATTTGCAAAAAAACTACAAGGATTAATTAAATGAGCGACAAATTCACCCTAATCGAATCAATCGTCAACGAGAACGCAGTTGACTTCCGCCAGATCGTAAACAAGGTCTTGCTTGAAAAGCTCGCAGTCCGTCTGGATGGCGAGTATAAGAACGTTGCCAAGGACATGTTCACCATCTCTGAAGCCGAAGAGAACGAAGAAGAGTTGGAAGGCGAAGAGGAAGAGACCGAGGAAACCGAAGAAGGCGAAGAGATTCCACAACAACAAATTGGCGGACAAGATCGCATTCGCCATAGCTACGGAGCATACTAATCCATGAAACTTATCACCGAACTAGTCGAAGACGTAAAATACATCCAAGAAGACGCTGCTAACGGTGGTAAGGATTATTACATCGAAGGCGTATTCCTGCAAAGCGGCGTAAAGAACAGAAACGGACGCGTATACCCCGCTCCTACTCTGGTCAATGAGTGCCGCAGATACATTCGTGAATACGTTGACAAGGGCCGCGCTCTTGGCGAACTCAACCACCCAACTGGTCCAACAGTAAATCTTGACCGTGTATCACACATGGTCAAGACCCTCAAGGAGTCCAACAACGATGTTGTTGGTCGTGCAAAAGTTCTTAGCACTCCAATGGGAAACATTGTCAAGAACCTCATTAACGAGGGAGCAAAGCTTGGAGTTTCTAGCCGTGGTATGGGTTCTCTGAAGCCCAGAAATGGATATCAAGAAGTCCAAGAAGATTTCATGCTTGCAGCAATTGACATCGTTGCTGACCCATCTGCCCCAAATGCTTTCGTAAACGGAATCATGGAAGGAAAAGAATGGGTATGGGACAATGGTTTGCTACGCGCTGAAGTCATTGAAAATTATCAAAATACCATTAAAAAGAGCTCAAGCAGAAATCTTGAAAGAAACATGATTACTGTCTTTAAGCACTTCCTAAAGAGCATATGAGATATTCTGCATTAAAGCTTCTATACTACATTAACGAAGCTACCGAAGCCAAGAAGGAAGAGAGAGATCCAAAAGATTTTGATAAATCACTTCCTACCGGAGTAAAAGACGCTGTAGACAAAGATGCAGCAAATTCTCCTTTCCCGACTCCAAAACCTCAAACTGGAGAGAAAAAGGAAAAACCCCTTGTCGATCCAGCTGTTCTCGGAGACATCCCAGAAGATGAAAAGTTAGCCGCAGAAACTGGAGGACAGCTGGCCAGCGGTCTTTATGGTGCTGCCAAATATGCTCCCGGTAAAGCAAAGGCTTTAATTGGAAAAGGCGTATTGGATGTAGGACTTGATCTTGGGATGAATGCCTATTCTCGTTTAGACCAAGAAATGAAGGCACACCAAGAGGCAGTTCGTGGCATGTCAAATGTCAGCAATTTTTACAAAAATCTAGGAACTGATACAATTCCTCTCCGTAAAAAGGATGATAAGGGAGTTCTTGGATTCCTTGGTTCTCTGGCACAAAAATTGGATTTATTGCCCGGAAAAAAATAAAAGATATGATGTGGGTAATATAAAATTTTAACAAAATATTAAGATATAAATTAACTAAATACTAAAGCATAAAGGATCTCTAATGAGCAACAACCTCACAAACGACTATTTAATGAACATTATTAAGGAAAACATCGAGCCATACAATCAAGATGGACTCGGAAAGACTTCCCATTCCAGCAATGGCAAGCTGTCCAGCATTCCCCAGCCAACTGCTGCTCCTAATGCTGCTGCTATGAATCAAGCCAGCCTCCGTCCAGGTGGCGCTGCTGCCGCTGCTCCAGTAGCAGGCGGGTATGACCAAGGAGAAGAAGAGGAAGAGGAGATGCAAGAGGCAGTAGAGTTCGAAGACAGCCTTCGTTCTCTCCTTGCTGACGTAAACCTCTCCGAAGAGTTCTTTGTACAAGTAAGAACCCTCTTTGAGGCAGCTGTTGATCAAAAGCTCAAGGCAATCGCAGACGAGATCGCCCCAGCCCTTCAGGAACAATTTGAAGGTAAGCTTGGTCAGATCACCGTTAACCTAACCGAGAAGATTGACGATTACCTTGACTACGTTGTTGAGGAGTGGATGCAAGACAACAAACTCGCTGTTGAGACTGGCATCAAGTCCACTCTCTCCGAGAACTTCATCGTTGGCCTCAAGAAACTCTTTGAGATGCACTATGTTGACGTTCCTGCCGAGAAGTACAACGTCCTTGACGGCCTGTACGAGCAGACCTCAAATCTTCAAACCGACCTAAATTCCGTCATCCGTGAAAACATGGATCTCAAGAAGCAAGTCCTCATCGCTGAGTGCGCTGGAATCTTTATCAACGAGACTAAAGATCTTGCCGACACCCAAGTTGAGAAACTCGCTTCCTTGATCGAAAACATTGATTTCAACTCAATTGACGAGTACAAGACTAAACTCTCGACACTCAAGGAACACTACCTTGGTTCAAGAGTCGCAATTCCGGAGATGCCAGCTCCAGAAATGACCTTTAGCAAGGCCCCAAGCGTACCAACAACTTTGGTTGAGAATTACGCCATGACCTTGAATAGACTGGCCAAGAAAATTTAACTTTACTAAATAATTTTAATCCACAGGAGATATTACTAAAATGAGCTTTAGAGACGAAACCCCATACGACATTCTCACAGAAAAGTGGGACCCTGTCCTCAGACACGATTCACTCCCCGCCATTGGCGACGAGTGGAAATCAAAATGCACCGCTGTTCTTCTTGAGAACCAAGAACAAGCACAGCGCGATCAGTACCTCGCAGAAAACATGGGTGTCGGAAACGACATCGGTGGCGTTGTTGCTTCAACCGCACAAGGTGGCATCCGCGGATACGACCCAATCCTCATCAGCTTGGTTCGTCGCGCTATGCCCAACCTAATGGCATACGACATTTGCGGCGTTCAGCCAATGACCGCCCCAACTGGTCTTATCTTCGCCATGCGCGCTAAGTACGGCGACGGTTCACCAACTGGCGTCAGCAACGAAGCCATGTTCCAAGAGCCAGATCCTCGCTTCTCTGGTCTAAGCGGCGCTTCCTTCGGCTTCACCGCTGCAGGTGGTACTTCACCCAGCCAGATCGGCGTAAACCCATCATCTTCTTTGTCTACCCCCGCTTATCCAAGCGCAGGAAACTTCGGTCCTGCTAAGCGTCAGGGTAACTTCGACAGCATGAGAGCTCAATTGACCTCATCTGGTGAAGCTTTGGGCTTTGATAACAGCGCTACTAGCAACGCAAACTCTATCCTCAACAAGATGTCGTTCACAATCGACCGCGTCTCTGTTGCTGCAGGTACCCGTGCTCTGTCAGCCGGTTACACCGTCGAATTGGCACAAGACCTCAAGGCTGTTCACGGTCTTGACGCTGAAGCCGAACTCGCTAATCTTCTCAGCACCGAAATTCTTGCTGAAATCAACCGCGAGATCGTCCGCAGCATCTACTGGGTTGCCCGTGCAGGAACTCAGCAAAGCGACGTTACTGCCGCAGGAACCTACAACCTCGACCTCGACTCCGATGGCCGTTGGTCTGCAGAACGTTTCCGTGGTCTGGTCTTCCAGATTGAGCGCGAGTGCAATGCAATCGCTAAGGAAACCCGCCGTGGTAAGGGCAACTTCGTCATCGTCTCAAGCGATGTCGCCAGCGCCCTCGCTATGTCCGGCTTCTTGAACCTCTCTCCCGCCATCAATACCCAACTCGCAGTTGACGATACAGGCAGCACCTTCGCTGGTCTCCTGAACGGCAAACTGAAGGTCTACATCGATCCATATTCACAACTCGGTGTAAACTTCTTCTGCGCTGGTTATAAGGGCGAGTCTCCGTATGATGCAGGCGTATTCTACTGCCCATACGTTCCTCTCCAGATGATGAGAGCTATTGACCCCAACACCTTCCAGCCCCGTATCGCGTTCAAGACCCGTTACGGCATGGTTGCCAACCCCTACGTTCTGAAGTCAGACGGCACCCCCTACGGTTCCGACTTCACCAATCAGAGCGGCGCTAACCAGTACTACCGCCTAACCAGCGTCACTGGTCTGCACGGCAACACCTACGGATCCTAATCCGTAGTCTAGCTGCGTAAAACAAAAAACCTCGGGCCTAAAAGCCCGAGGTTTTTTTATTTCTTTATGTTTTTTTAAAAATTAAACAAATTCGTAATAAGAATATTCAAAAGATACGCGTGCCTTAATTGGTGCGCTATCACTTGCATCTGATTTAAAGTTTATTCCAGAAAGAGTAACAGGTATTGCATAATAAAATCTAATTGTTTTTCCATTTAATGGAAGATAATTTGATCCAAGAATATCTAAATCTGCCGAAGTATCCCATGTATGATATCTTGTGTTATCTACATCATTTGATATATTGCCAATACTCTTCATCCAATCATAGATGCTTTTCCAGTTTTCCAAGTTTTCGTCTACTATGAATTCCAAATTAAGTGGATCAAAATTAAATGTATTTACAGCAACAGGAATCTGAATACCTAAAGTTGTTGGTTGTGGTTGTGCGTTTAATTTGAGTCCTGGTATTCCTACGCCCTGACCAAATAAGGTTAGTTTATCATCTCCTCTACCAATGGAGAATCGATATGTATTTGTTAATAAAGGATTGATGTTTGTCATTTCAAGTAATCTTCTGGATTGTCCGACCAACTTTCAGGATCTGAAATCTTGGCATCTGGATTGTATGGTAATTTAAATTCTTCTTTTTTGTGCTTGTTCTTGTTTACTGTCTTTTCCCACTCTTTATCTAACTCATCAAAATCTTCTTCTATCTCTTCATCTATGCTTTCAATTTCTTGCAAATGTTCTTCGTATATGTCCTGCATGAAATCCACGAACTGAGGATCGGAAAACAGATTCCACATTGATTCCATGGGATCTGTGTTTGGTCCTACTGCAGCAGCAAGTGTTTCATCTGTTGCACCGGACATGAAGGAAACATACGCCTCATACATTTTTAATATGTCTTCGGAAGGAATGGAAGTATAAATTATGTGTTTGTTTGCTATTTCGATTGATTCCAGATTTGTGTTAGCCAAATATGAAACAAGACGAATGCATTCTATGACATGTCCTTCGGGAGTTGAAGATGAATATGTAATAATTTTTGCCGGGTTCAACAAAGTTATTTCATTTTCGCCTTCAACAACATTAGCGACAACTTCTTCACCTGATGTAAATTTAACAACTTTTACCGACGACGAAGCTTGGGTATCGATTTCTGCCATGCTTCCTCCTCAGTAATATTTATCCCCCAGCGTTTTTATAATTTGATCTTGAACGCTTTGTAGTCAAACTTTTCTTTTTGATATATCTTCACTCTTTGTTCAAAGTGTTTTAGTACATGGTTTTTGTGGCTCTTCCAAGAAAGATCATCAACAATGTCAAATACTTTCAATGTTGTTTTCTTCGTTGAAGTTCGGAGTCCTCTTCCAATGCTCTGTAGAAGTCGTATAACAGACTTTGTAGGGGAAGCAAAGATGATGTTGTCCAGATGGACGATGTTGATTCCTGTACTTGTAGTACCGAAGGAAGCGACAAGGATAGCGTTTGTCTCTTTGTCGATGATTCTTCTGATTGCTTCGCGATTTTCTGCGTCAGTTTTCCCCGAAATGAAATAAACTTTCTTATTTGGGTATTTGGATTTGATTGCTTCATATAAAGGCTTTCCGTGCTTATCCACATAATTGAACAGGACCAAGGTATTTCCCTCGGTTTCTCCACAAAGTTTGACAATAAAATCGTTTCTTGGCAAATTTTCTACTAAGTACCCCATCTCCTCGGAATACTTCAATTTTTTGACCCGGTTCCTAGATTCATCGTCATAATCCAGAACAATACAGTCTATGGCAAGTTTGGCCAGAACTCCTTTGCCTATCAGCCCCTTCGTTGTTATAAACTGTATAGAGGGCCCTAGCGTGCCCTCTATTGAGAGTTTATGGGCCAAGGTATGGTCAAGCGTCCCCGTAGTTCCGACGCGTATAAAGGCATTCTCCAGCTTTTTGCCAATGTTTACCAATGAGTCCGCCTTTACCAGATGGCACTCGTCAAAAATTACAGCATCGAACTGTTGGAACCAATCTTTTGGTAATTTATAGACGGATTGCCATGTTGATATGACTATTGGCTTATTTGTTAATTTTTCCTTGCCAGCCGTAATTTTATGTACAAATTTTGTAGTAGACCAGGATTTGTCATTCTTGGAATAGTCAAAGAAGTCAGATTCCATCTGCTGAACCAGACCAACGGTGGGAACCAAAAGAAGGATTTTCTTGGGTGACTGTAAAAGGTACTTCAAAATGTACCGAATAATGACATAAATTATTAATGATTTACCGCTGCCCGTGGGAGACACAATAACAGACCTACAGTTTTTGAGTGCGTGTATCACTGCTTTTTTCTGGTGGTCGTGTGCTTGTGCTGGCTTTCCCTTTACGGTCACGTTTAGCGTTTTAAAAAATTGGTCAAAGATACCATCATCCATGTCAATGTGTTTAACATCTTTTTCGTCAAATACAATGTAGTACCCTCTTTCTTCGCAAAATTTTTGAAGATATGATTTCAATCCCCTAGGGAGTGTAGAACTGTTTATTTCGTACAGTTTTATTTTGCCATCCCATATCCTGGATTTGTACAATGGCATATATTCAGCTCCGGGAACTTTAAATGAAAAGTAAGACCGAAGTTCTCTTTTTACAGATTCTTCACAATCAATTTTATATTTCGTTTGATCCTCTGCGGATGCTATAATTGTATACACCAATAATATTTATGGTGCATCAAGAAATGCCATTTACAAGTTTGTTCCAATCAATAGCAGACTTAATGGCAAAGTTTCTGTTTGAAAGAACTTTAAGAAAGTCCTCTACCATCTTTACCTTAGTCTCTGCTATGTTAAGATCCGTCTTGATCTTCAACAATGTTGGATCAGAATCAACAAACTTGTCAACCATGGTTTTCATGATGTTCAGTCCAAATGGTTCCTCTCCCCATTCGTCAAGTTCTTCTTTGCTGGCTTTACCTGTGTACAACTTCCACTTTCTCAACTCCATGATTGCCAATGCGTTTTTTAACTTTTGGAGTTCGATCTTAAGATCTGCATGTATTGAGAGATACTTACCATGTATTGAAGGAGTCCTTAAGGCTTCTTTAGCTAACTCTGTAGAGTCTATTAAGGAGTCTTTTTTAATTTCTTCTTTAAGGGTATCTAAAGTCATTATAAGTATACTATAGAGTATCTAAAGATGGTTGTCAAGAATTACTTGACAATTATTTTAAAATGTGTACAATATAGCAAATCTACTTAAGAGTGAAAAATGGTTATAGATCTACGTGAAATACCTACCGTTTGGATTAATTTAGACCGGGCAACAAAAAATGCAGCAATGATGGATGCAAGATTCCGTCATCATAGGTTTAAAAATACCCATAGAAAATCAGCAAGAGAAATTGCGCCACCTGATGACACACCAGACACAATAAAACATTATGTTGGATGCGCACAATCTCATATTGATATTTTAGATGATGTAAACTATTCACATCCTTTATTAATTTTAGAAGATGATGCCGAATTTACTCCAGACTTTCATCCTATGATTGAAGTCCCAGATGACACAGACGCAGTTTATCTTGGCACATCTGCTGGAAACCCTCACTATCTCACAAAACGAGTAAACAAATATTACATGAGAATTGGCAAAATTCTAGCAACTCATGCTATTCTGTATTTAAATCCAGAATACAAAAAAGCAGTTTCTGACATTGCAAAGATATTTGCATATAGACTGAAGGTTCCATTTGATAATGGATGTGCACTTGTACAGGAACGCTTTAATGTTTTGACTCCAAATAAACCTTTTTTTGTTCAAGCAAATGAAAGAGAAAGCGCAAACCAATGGGAAGTTATCACCTCACGCCCCTTGGTAGATAAAAATAGTGACTTTCCTGTTCGTGAAAAGAATGTGCAATTAGCAATACAGGTGCCAGCATGATATCATGTCAAAGTTTGGGATCAATGGGAAGACTTGGAAATCAGATGTTTCAGTATGCAACTTTGTATGCTACTGGAAAAACGTTAGGATATGAAATAGGTGTTCCATATCACATACGCAGCAAAAACGATAAGTTAGATTTTTGCCTTTCCGATGCCTTTAATCTTTCTGCAAAAGATTCTTCTGGAAAGTATTTTGGTTCTCTTTATATGGAACCGCAGTTTAATTACGATTCTAATATTTTAAATATACCAGATGGGTGTGATATTAAAGGGTATTTTCAAAGTGAAAAATATTTTAAACAGTATAGATATGATTTACAAGATACTGAATTTAAATTTAAAGACATTATCAACAAACAAGTCGAACAGCTGTTTGCTGGCAATGATTCTGAATTAATATCTGTTCATATCAGACTTGGAGATTATTTACAGCTGCAAGATTGCCATCCCGTCTGCTCTGTAGATTATTATAAGAATGCTTTGGACTTGCTTCCAAAAGATTGTCAAATTGTTTTGTTTAGTGATGATTATCCCCAAGCTTTGCAACTGTTCAAATCATTTGGTTTGAATGTAATGCTTACGGGCGGAAATGATAAATTTGTTGATATGTGTATGATGACTAAATGCAATTATCATGTAATCGCAAACAGTTCTTTTAGTTGGTGGGGAGCTTGGCTGTCTAAAAGTAAAAAAACAATTGCTCCCAAGACCTGGTTTGGCAATTCTCCTAATGTTGCAAAAAATTGGGATGATATCTACTGCGATGAATGGGAAGTGATATGATAATTGATATACCATCAGTAAAAACGTTTATGTAAACATGGACAATAAAGTTGAACGAAAAGATCAAACAGAAAAACTGTTATCTAGTTTAAAGTTTACTGATTACCAACGTTATTCCGCAAAAACTGGACAAAATGCTATAGAAGGTTGTGCATTATCTCATATAGACATTTTAAGATCAAATAAAAATAATACTCCATTTCTAATATTAGAAGATGACGTAACAACTGGAGAATTTTATAAAAAAATAATTGAAGTTCCAGATGATGCAGATGCAATTTATTTGGGATATTCTATGTGGGGGTTTGACAAAGAACGAGCTAAAAAATTTTCTAGAATGGATAATCCAACTTCATTTAAAAAAATTACAAATAACATATACAAAATATCAAATATGTTATCTACACATGCAATTATGTATTGCAGTGAACGATATTCAACAGCTGTAGCTGATATTATGGAAACTATTTGGAACCAAGAACAGTGGCACTGCGATTATGCATGTGCTTTAATACAGGAAGAGTTTAACGTTTACGCGCCTTCTAATCCATATTTTTTCCAATATGATTATTGGACAATGCCTTGGACCTGCGTTTCTTTTGATAATTTTTATACAACAAATTGTGAATACAAAAAGGCAATAAATGACCCAAGACTTAATCCCTAATGTAGGTTTATTGATTGTAGCTACAAATAAATATATTTCTTTTGTTCAAAACTTGGTAGATAGTGCTGATAAATGGTTTTTACCAGAATGTAATGTTACTTATTGTGTTTTTACCAATACTCCAAAACAATTAAATACGTCTAATTCTTTCAATATGATGCATATTGAGCATGAGCCTTGGCCTGCACCAACACTTAAAAGATATGATTATTTTGATCAATATGCAGATTATTTAAAAAATTTTGATTATTTGTATTATTGTGATGCCGACATGCGCTTTGTTAATTCAGTTGGAAGTGAAATTTTAGAAGAATTGGTTTCTACTTCACATCCGGGATTTTGGGATAAATTAAATTTACAGTTTTCTTATGAAAGGCGTCCAAATTGTAAAGCATATATTCCATTTGGAAAAGGAAATGGATATTATGCTGGTGGTTTTAACGGTGGAAGCTCAAATGAGTTTTTAAAAATGGCTAAAACAATTGTGTATTGGCGAAAAGAAGATGAAAGAAACAATATAATTCCAATTTGGCATGATGAAAGTTATATGAATAAATACCTATACCTGAATTTGCCTACAAAAGTACTAAACCCAAGTTATTGTTATCCTGAAGCTTGGAACTTACCTTTTGAAAAAAAATTGTTGGCATTAGATAAAAATCACAGTGAAATGAGAAATTAATTTTTATGAAAATAAATTTAAATGAAATTTTAACTCTATGGTATGGTGGAATAAAACCACATCGTCTTGAATTGATTCAAAATACCATAAGTGAGTTGAATTTAAAGGCAAAACACGTACCCACAACTGTTTCCGATGCTGCTGTTGGATTTGTTAGAATTGGCTGTTCAAGTAGCCATAAAAATGCATTAGAAGAAAGCATGAAACATTCTGGTCCTGTTTTAATTTTAGAAGACGACGCTAGCCCAAGCAAATGGTTTACAAATACAATTGAAATACCCGATGATGCAGATGCTTTTTATGCAGGAACTTGTTTAAATGCAATCCATCCTTATTGGGAAAAAATGGGTCCTGATGAAGGATGTTGTGGTGAACTGGAAGTATTAGGATCATATGATAATTTTTATAAAATTTCTAAAATGCTAACCACACATGCAATTATATACATTTCAGACAAATATAAAAAAGATTGTTATGATTTATTGCATGAAAATAATGGAAAAAGGTATTTGGATGTTTTATTTGCTAGCAGAATGCACAAATATAATGTATATGCACCAAAATATCCTTTATTTTATCAAAATTGCGAAAAAGAAAACTATGATGCATACATAAAAACCATAACACCACTTGTAAGTATATTAAATTAATATACTAATTCATAAATATTTTTAACTATGCAAGAAGTATTTTATAATAGTATTAAGTGGGAAAATTCTGATTTATCTAATTGGCATGTTGAAAATACAAAATATAATTTTTTATATAATTATAAATTTGATACAAACTCTACAGTTGTTGATATTGGATCTTATAATGGCACTTGGTTAAAAACCATTACTAGCATGTATGGCTGTTATGGGTTGGGTTTGGAACCCGTGAATAAATTTTATTTAGAAAGTTTAAATCATATTAACGATAAACTCCAGTTTATAAATGCTGGTATAACTATAAAAAATGAGCATAAAGTAAAAATAAATTTAAACGTAGACAGCACTAACATTATGTCTACTGGAGGTGACTGTGAAGTTACTTTAATAAATGTTATAGATTTTTTAAATAATCTTTGTTTTAAACAAATAGATTTACTTCAAATTAATATTGAAGGATACGAATATGAGTTATTGCCATATATGATTGAAAATAATTTATTTAATAATATTAATAATTTACAAATACAATTTCACTCAATATCCAATTTAAGTGAAAACAAATATATGGATATAAAAAAGAAATTAAATGAAATAGGATTTAAAGATACTTTTGATTTTAAACTTGTCTGGTATGGAGCAACAAAAATATGAAATATTTGGTTACTGGCGGATCGGGATTTATTGGATCTAATATAGTAGATTTTCTTGTTTCAACGGAAAATGAAGTTATTGTTATAGACAACGAATCTTCTGATGCTCATGATAAATTTTATTACAACTTAAAGGCAACTTATTATAAACACTCTGTAGTGGATTATGATATGTGCTCTGAAGTTTTTAAACTCCATAAACCTGATTATGTATTACATTTGGCAGCAGAAGCAAGAATTCAAAATTGCATTGAAAATCCTACTAAAGCATATGAAACTAATTTAATGGGCACTTTGAATATTTTGGCACTTTGCAAAGAATATAAAGTTAAACGATTAGTTCTTTCAACCACATCTGCAATTTATGGTTTAAAAAACACAGGAGCTTTACATGAAGAAATGCCCGCTGACTGTTTAAATTCATATTCTTTAAGCAAATGGAACGCGGAACATGCATGTAAAATATACAGTTCAATGTATGGGGTGGATACTGTATGTTTAAGATATTTTAATGTATATGGTCCTCACCAGCCAATAAAAGGTCCATATGCACCAGTTATTGGAATTTTTTCAAAACAACTTTTATCTAATGGACCATTAACGGTGGTTGGGGATGGCGAACAAACTAGAGATTATATTCATGTCTTTGATGTTGTACGAGCCAATGTTATGGCCACTAAATACCAAGGACAACTTAACGGAGAAGTATTTAATGTTGGGACAAATAAAGCTTATTCTGTAAATGAAATAGCCAAAAAGCTTTCAACTAATATTAAATATTTACCACCAAGAAATGGAGAAGCTAGAGCTTCTCTTGCTAATATAGAAAAAATTCAAAATTATTTTGGTTGGAAACCAACAATTGAATTGATGAAATGGATTGATTTAAATTTTAAATAAGAAATGTTATAAATGAGTAATTTAATGTTTTGTTTTTATAATCCGGGTCATAATGGTGATATACACTATTCTAGAGAATTTGTTAAAGATATTTGCAAAAAGTTAAATACGACTGCAGAATATGCAATGACATGTTCTACAAATTTGACAAAAGATATAAATTGTTTAACAAATTTTCCTGCTGCAGATATTAATGCACCCAACAATAGCCGTATTATAAAAAATTTGCATATTTCATTAGAAGATGAAACTTTTTTTGACCAAACCAGTAATACGTTATTCATCAATACGTGGGTCGGCTCATCTCATGTAAAATATTTAAATCAAGGTGGTGGCTGTTGCCTTGAAAGTTGTTATCTTAAATTTAAACATATATTCAATGATCTAGATATTCCTTTAAATGAAAAAGAATTTTATGTTCCAGAAATAGATTGGTCTTATTATAATGTTTTAAATATTGATAATTTTATCAATACAAGCAGCTATTCAAAATTTTATCTTTTTTGTAATGGGCCAGTTCTTTCATGCCAAGCACATAATATTGATTTAAATCCAATAATTTTTCAATTGGCATTAAATAACCCCAACGCAGCTTTTATACTTACAGATAATAGTGTAAAAATTGAACTTCCAAATGTTTTTTATACTTCTGATATTACAAAAATCAAAGGTTGCGATTTAAATGAAATAGGATATTTAGCAACTAAATGTAATTTTATTTTTGGTAGAGCAAGTGGACCATATTGTTTTTCTCACACAAAACAAGTATTAAAAGACAAAACAAAAACACTAATGGCTTTGTGTAATAATAGAAATGATGGTCTTTGGGCTCCTCCTGAAACATTTAACCAAGAAGAAAAAGCAAAACAACTGTGGACACATCAATATGATGCATCTATGTTGTTCAACGAAATTCAACATAATTTAAATTAAGGTTTATACATGTCTAATATAGCAGCAGCAATTGAAAATACTATTAAAGAACAAGTTAATTTTATTTTAAACAATAAAGTAAAAAATGTACCAGATTTGCCAGTAGATATTATTGTTACTGATAATTTGGCAGAAATTATTGAAAAATTAGTAATTCTTCATATTCGAACTTGGTTTTTAGAAGATATGGCAGGTGTAGCTAAAAACGATGAAGAACTTGCAAATATAAAAAGAAAAGTAGACATTTGTTTTAAACAAAAAAGACCAATGTATATTCAAGCTATAAATAAAATTATAGATGATGCTATTGTTAACAATAAATCTCTTATAGAAAATTCTGTTAAAATTTATAAAAATCATTAAATATGGAAACAATTAAATTAGTAAAAGATACAATTTCTCATGGAGAAATCGATCTTCTATGTGAATGGCTTAAAACGTATCCACAATTAACTAAAGGTCCACTTACAGAAGAATTTGAAAATTTGTGGGCAAATTGGCTAGGGACAAAGTATGCAGTTTTTGTAAATTCAGGATCGTCTGCTAATTTAGCTATGCTTTATGCTTTGAAGATATCCAATAGACTTAAAAATAATAAAATTGTCTTACCATGTGTTTCGTGGGTTACTACAGTTAGTCCCGCAATGCAATTTGGAATGGAACCTATTTTATGCGAAACAGACAAAGAAACACTTGGACTTGATGTTGCTGCATTTGAAAAAATCTGTAAAGAAGAAAATCCATCGTGTGTGTGTATAGTACACGTTTTAGGAATTCCAAATAAATTAAAAGAAATTCAAAATATTTGTACAAAGTATGATGTCATACTATTGGAAGATTCGTGTGAGAGTGTAGGATCTTTATATGAAGACAAACAAACTGGTACGTTTGGATTGATGTCTTCTTTTTCTACTTACTTTGGTCATCATTTTTCAACAATTGAAGGTGGATTTGTATGTACAGATGATTTTGAATTGTATGAAATTTTAAAATCAATACGGTCCCATGGATGGAGTAGAGATCTATCAGAAAAAACAAAAAAACAGCTTCAATTTGAAAATAAAATAGATGATTTTAAAAATTTTTATACTTTTTATTATCCAGGATTTAATCTAAGAGCAACAGATGTTCAAGCATTCTTGGGTATCAGTCAACTTAAAACTTTAAAAGACAAAAATTTAAAAAGATATAATAATTTAAAATTATATGATTCTCTTATACATAACACTTATTGGAAATTAAAATTTAATAGTTTTATTAGTAATTTTGCGTATCCAATAATACATCCATTAAAAAATAAAATTGCTGAAGCATTACAGCAATCAAAAATTGAATGCAGACCTCTTATTTGTGGTAGTATGTCCAGACAACCATTTTTTTATAAACAATATGGCTTGAAAGAATATAATTTTGCAGACATTATTCACGAATACGGATTGTATATTCCAAATAATCCAGAAATGTCTGTAGAAGAAATTACACACATTTCAAATGTTGTGAATTCAATTATTGTGTAATTTAGGAATTTTTATGAATAAAAATGATAAAATATTTGTAGCTGGCCACAGAGGATTGGTTGGTTCTGCTTTAATAAGAAAGCTTAAAGAAAATGGTTTTACGAATTTAATTACTAAAACTAAAGATGATTTGGATTTAAGAAATCAAATAGATGTAAAATATTTTTTTGATAAAGAACAACCAGAGTATGTATTTTTAAGTGCGGCAAAAGTGGGTGGTATTGGATGGAATAAAAATTGTCCAGCAGAATTTATTTACGACAATTTGCAAATACAAAATAATATTATACATAGTTCACATTTAAACAAAGTTAAAAAATTATTATTTTTAGGATCAGCATGCATATATCCTAAGATAACACCACAGCCAATTAAAGAAGAATATTTAATGACCGACCAGTTAGAACCAACAAATGAAGGCTACGCTTTGTCAAAAATTGTTGGTTTAAAGATGTGTCAATATTATAAAAAACAATATGGATTTGATGCTATATCTCTTATGCCTGCAAATTTATACGGAATTAATGATAATTTTAACATAGAAAAATGTCATGTTATACCCGCATTGATACGTAAATTCATTGATGCAAAGGAAAATAATGACACATCTATAGTATGTTTTGGTGATGGTACTCCTACAAGAGAATTTTTATTTGCAGACGATCTTGCAGATGCCTGTTTGTTTTTAATGCAAAATTATCATTCATCGGAAATAATTAATGTTGGATCTGGTATAGATGTTACAATTAAAGAATTAGCAGAAACAATAAAAAATAAAATAGGATTTTCTGGACAAATAATTTGGGACACAACAAAACCAAATGGTACTCCTCTTAGAAAAATTTGCAATAAAAAAATAAACTCAATGGGTTGGTTTGCTAGTACAAAATTAGAAGACGGAATATCTAAAACAATAGACTGGTACTTAGAAAATAGAAAAAATTATTATAGAAATTAATTTACTTTTAACAAATAAAGATATAATAAAAACATGAATAAAACTGCTTTAATTATTGGTGCTAATGGTCAAGATGCTTCTTATGCTGCAGAATTTTTAATAGAAAAGGGCTACCAAGTGCATGGTACAATTCGTAGAAATTCAGTACCAGAATCTCAAACTACCAGAATAGAACATCTTCATGAAAAAAATTTAATAACTTTACATTATGCAGATCTAACAGATGCAATTAGTATTGAAACGGTAATACAAAAAACACAACCACATGAAATTTATCATCTAGGCGCACAGTCGCATGTTCAAATTTCATTTGATCTTCCACAGTATACATTAGATGTAAATGGCGGAGGAACTTTAGCGGTTCTTGAAGCCGTTAGAAGATTTTCTCCACATTCAAAGGTGTATCATGCGGCAACATCCGAGATGTTTGGTAATTCATGTGATAGTGACGGGTACCAAAGAGAAACAACTCCTATGGTGCCAGTTAGTCCATATGGATGTGCTAAATTATATGCACACACTTTATGCAGAAATTATTCTCAATCTTACGGAATGTTTGTTTGTTCTGGAATTTTATTTAATCACGAATCTCCTAGAAGAGGGATTAACTTTGTAACTAATAAAGTTGCTCTTCAAGCCGCAAAAATTAAATTGGGAATGGACGATAAACTTATTCTTGGAAATCTTTATGCTAAAAGAGACTGGGGACACGCAAAAGACTATGTAGAAGCTATGTGGCTTATGTTACAACAAAACTCTCCAGACACTTTTGTCATATCAACTGGCGAAACTCGCACAGTAAAAGACATGGTTGAATATGTTTTTAACAAAGTAGATTTAGATGTAAATAAATATGTTCAAACTGCGGATAAATATTGTAGACCAGAAGAACTTCATTATCTTCGTGGCGATTCTACAAAAGCTAAAACAATTTTGAATTGGTCTCCAAAAATTACATTTACATCAATGATGGATGAAATGGTTGATTATTGGATGAATAAACTACAAAAAATTTAAAGCTACTAGAAGCTTGACATTTACGCTATTTGTGGTATAATTAACACATGGCAAAGGGCAAAGTAAAGAAAAAGAAAAAAGATAGTGATGACTACGTAGATAACTCACGATTATATCAAGAACTGGTTGACTTCAAGAAGAAGAGAGAAGCGGCCGAAAGCGCAGGAAAGAAACAACCAAAGTTACCTGATTACGTAGGCGAATCAATATTAAAGATAGCAACTAGATTATCTTTTCGGCCCAACTTTGCCAACTATAGCTACCGCGAGGAGATGGTCTCCGACGCGGTTTTAAATTGCATTACATACATTAATAACTTTGACCCGGATATCTCAAAGTCTCCGTTTGGTTATCTCACACAGATTTGCTGGTTCTCCTTTGTTCGTATCATCAACAAGGAAAAGAAGGAAAAGTACATCCAGTTCAAGTTGGCTCATTCAAAGAATGACCCAGAGTTTCACAAGTGGTTCAATGAAAAGTTCTCTGGTGTGGAGAACGGTTTCAAGGACGCATTTGGCATTGGAGAGGCCGAGGTAGAAAAGATGGACAAGCTTCTTGAAGGAAAGCGCAAAGGAAGAAAGAAGAAGAATACAGATGGAGGTTCATTGAATGTGTAAGGCAGTCGTTCTGAATGATACTCATTTTGGTTTCAAGGGCGATTCTACCATAGTCAATGAATACTTTATAAAGTTCTTTGAGGAACAGTTGTTTCCTTATATTGAAGAGAACAAGATTCAATATGTATTTCACCTTGGTGATTTCTTTGACCGCCGAAAATACATCAACTTTCGTACACTAAACCAGGTTCGCGAAAGAATTTTAAATGTATTTGATAAGTTAGGAACGGAAAATCATATCATTTGCGGAAACCATGATACCTTTTTTCGAAACAACAATTCTTTAAATTCGCTTAACGAACTTCTTGGGAAGCACAACAACTGGAACATATATTCCGAGCCATCGGTTTTGAACTTTGGCCCCAATAAAGAATATTGCGTTGCACTTCTTCCTTGGATAAACTCCGAGAACGAAGAGCAAGCCGCAGAGTTCATTAGGGATGTTCCTTGTTCTGTTCTGCTCGGTCACCTTGAATTGGCCGGATTCCAGAGCATCAGAGGCGTCTTTATAGACGCAGGGTATGATCCCAATCAGTTTGCAAAGTTTGAATACGTCCTTACTGGACATTATCACGTTTCCTCCAAGCGAGACAACATTCATTATCTGGGCACCCAATACCAAATGGCATTCTCCGATGTGTGGGAGAAAAAGGGATTCCATGTATTTGACTTTGCCACAAGAGAACTTCAATTCATAGAGAATCCAAGGAAGTTGTTCTTCACTTTGGACTATAACGAAGATCAAGATCTTAAGATCAATCCAGAAGAATACAAAGATACATTTGTGAAGATCTTCATAAAGAAGAAGACCAAACCCGCAAAGTTTGAAAAATTCATAGATCAGTTCTACAATGCAGGTGTTGCTGAATTGGCAATAGCAGAAGAGCCAATCCAAGAAAAGACGGATTTGGATATTGACATTGAAAAGGACACTCTGCAGTTGCTATATGAAGAGGCAAATGCCCTTACAGAAAACCTTGACAAAAACTTTTTACACGATATAATTACTACCACATACCAAAATGCTTTGGCTGGTGATTTAGATGATTGAATTTAAAAAAGTAAGATTAAAGAACTTTGGTTCGTTTGGCAATAACTTCAGCGAGATTGATCTGGACACAAAGAAACTTACCTTGGTCACGGGAGTGAATGGCCACGGAAAGTCTTTTGCATTTCTGGATTCGCTGACATTTGTTCTATTTGGCAAACCGTTCAGGCCGATTAACATCCCCCAACTTGTCAATAGCGTCAATTCAAAGAACTGTGTCGTAGAGATTGAGTTCAACAAGGGAAAGAATTCCTACTTGGTTCGCCGTGGCTTGGGTCCAAAGATATTTGAGATCTTTAAAGACGGCAAACTGATTGACCAGAATGCGAAGTCCAAGGACTACCAAGAGATGCTTGAGCAGAGCATTCTTGGCTTCAGTTATGCTGCATTCAAACAAGTTGTAATTCTGGGCAAAAGTTCATTTATACCATTCATGCAACTTACGCCAGCAGAAAGAAGAAAGATCATTGAAGGTCTTTTGGATCTTGACATAATTGCGGCTATGGGATCCGTGGTCAAGTGCAAGCTTTCTGATCTAAAGACCGAACTTCATACAAATGAAAGTTTACTCAAGATTGCTAAGGAAAAGCTCAAGTCACAGAATGAGATCCTAAAGGAAGTCAAGCAAAATTATATTGATCTTGTTGATAAAAACAATAAGAAAAAAGAAGAACTTATTGGCAAGGAAAAGGAAATTGCAGATCAATATAAAGAAAAAACTGATGCTGTTCAATCGGTAAAAACTAAAATTTTATCAATTGAAAAGGAAATTCAAAAATTAAAAAATATTGTTGCCATTGAAAACAAAATGCGTGTACAATATGAAACTCTTTCCGAAGAAATTGCAAATACGGAAGCACAACAGTCCTGTACATGCTGTGGCCAGGATTTGTCTGAATCCGCTAAATGTAAGATCCTCGGGGATAAATATACTAAGCGTGATGAATTTTTAACAGCGTTGGACGAGATCGCTATAAAGGTAAAGGACCTTACGGAGATAGAATCCAAGCGAGACGAACTGCAGTCAGCGCTGAAACGGGAAACCGTTGATCAAAGTGTTCTTCAAAAAGAAAAACAAATCCTCCAGAATCGAATTGAAGAGATAACAGAGGAAGTGGAAGAATTGGAGAAGAAGCACTTGGATAATAATGAAATCTATGATAGAATTAAAATCACAGAGCAAGATATCCGAGATAAGACGGAGATTTTTGAAAAAGCAGTCAAGGAGCAGATTCATTATGATGTTGTTTATGATCTCCTGCGTGATAGTGGCCTAAAGAGCAAGATCATCAAGCACTATGTGCCCATCATCAATAACTACGTCAACAAGTATCTGGAAAAGTTGAATCTCTATGTTGATTTCAATTTAAATGAAGAATTCAAGGAAACAATCAAATCTCGCTATAGAGATGAGTTCTCTTATTCTTCCTTCTCAGAAGGCGAGAAGCAAAGAATTGATTTGGCCATTCTTCTCACATGGAGAGAGATTGCCAAGATGAAGAACAGCCTAAACTGCAATCTGCTCATCTTTGACGAGATCCTAGACTCCTCATTGGATGGAACAGGAACAGAGACATTCCTCAAGATGCTTTCAAAGATGAAATCTAAATGTTCGGTTTTTATTATATCACACAAAAGTGATCAATTGATTGATAAATTTGACCAAGGAATTCAAGTAGAAAAGAAAAACAACTTTTCAAAGATTAAAAATGTTTAACGGTATGAGACTATGAACGAAGAAAATTTTCAAAAGTTTACTAACAAGTCAAAAAACAATAAGTTTCGTGGAGCCAATGGACGCAAGCGCAACAAGAGAGAAACGCGCAATGCTAGGTACACAGGAAAACAGATAATTAATGACTTGATTAATGACGGTGACTCCGGGTATAATAGGCAAAATGATGACAAAAACTAAAATGAAACTGTCGCGCAACACACTGAACATTCTCAAGAATCTGGCTTCCATCAATTCCAATCTGCTGATCAAGCCGGGTAACGTGATCAAGACAAAGTCTCCCAGCAACTGTGTTTTTGTTGAGGCCAAGGTAGATGAGGATTTCCCCGTTGAAGTCGCTATCTGGGATCTTGGACAACTTCTTGGCGTTGTGAGCCTGTTCAACGAGCCGGAGTTTGAGTTTGACGATAACTTTGTAAACATCCAGTCAAACAACTCATCGGTCAAATACATGTATTCCGCACCATCTCTTCTTACGGTGCCAACGAAGAATCTAACCATGCCTGAGGTCAAGTATGAGTTTGAACTTACACAGGACACATTCCAAGAGATTTCCAAGGCTGCTTCTGTTCTTCAGGTAAGCGACCTTGAAATTCGTGGTGAAGACGGAGTTGTAAGACTGATTGTTTCCAAGAAGAGCGATCCAACCAGCAATGCATATAGCGTTGAAGTCGGAGAGACGGATGGAGAGTTCTCCTATTCATTGGACATGGCTAATCTGCGTCTTCTTCCGGGTGACTACATGGTGTCTCTCACTGATACCGTCGTTAGCCGATTCTCACATAACACCATGAGTCTCAACTACTACATCGCCGTAGAGAAGAACTAATGACCACAGACATCAATGATTTGATCTGGGTCGAAAAGTATCGACCCAAGAAGATATCTGATTGCATTCTCTCAAATGATCTCAAAAAGACATTTGAGGGAATTGTCCAAACGGGAAAGATGCCAAATCTTATGCTTTCCGGTAAACCCGGTACAGGCAAGACCACGGTAGCCCGGGCTCTATGCAACGAGTTGGACATGGATTATATCATAATTAACTGCTCCGAGCAAAATGGTATTGATACTCTCCGTACCACAATTCGTTCGTTTGCATCTACCAAGTCTTTGACTGGCAACAAAAAGGCCATCATCTTGGACGAGTTTGATTATGCAAATCCACAGTCTATGCAACCCGCTCTGCGAGGAGCAATGGAGGAGTTTGCTCCCAACTGCGGCTTCATTCTTACCTGCAATTACAAGAGCAGAATCATCGACCCACTTCACAGTCGTTGCACTGTAATTGATTTTGTGTTCTCTCCCGACGAGAGAGAAACATTTGCAAAGAAGATGATGACCAGATGTTTCTCCATCTTGGATGCAGAGGGTATCAAGTATAGCGCACCTGTAATTGCCAATCTGATCATCAAGCACTTCCCGGATTTCAGGCGGGTAATCAATGAACTGCAGAGATATTCGTCTCATGGCGCCATAGATGTCGGAATCTTATCTCAGTCTGAAGATAGCAATATCAAGCAGATTATATCTTACATGAAGGCAAAGGACTTCGGGTCATGCCGGAAGTGGATCGCTACAAGCGCAGAGACAGGATCTCCTGACTTTTTCCGCAAACTTTATGATGGTCTATATCTGGTTTTGAAGAAGTCTTCGGTACCATCCATGGTCTTGATTGTAGCGGATTACCAATACAAATCGGCTTTTGTAGCAGACCAAGAGATTAATTGCATGGCCATGATTTGCCAACTAATGATGGAATGTGAGTTTGAGTAATGCAATTAAAAGATTTCTTAAATAGCATTAATGCCAGCAAAGAAAACCTGATGGATACAGACTCAAAGGTGGAGAGACTGTATCCATCCTTTGTTGTTAATAAGTGCCTATCTTATTTTCCAGATACTCTTTTGGCGGTCAACCAAATCAATGCTATTTGCCATGCCGACAAGAAGATGCAATATGATTATCTGATGAATTCCATTCGACCAAAGAAGCGTTTTGCTCCTTGGGGAAAGAAGATCGAAGACCAAGACGTAGAACTAGTCATGCAAGCTTTCAAGGTTTCAGAGAGAAAAGCCCTAGAAATGGTGAACCTTCTGACACCGGAAAAACTGGAAATAATTAGACAATCTCAATATACTGGTGGGCATAAATAATAATGCTTGCTAGGAGTTGATATGTTTAATAACGATGAATTGTTTAAGGGCGTTGGTGTCCCGGTAAAACTAAAGAAAAAAGAAAATTACCTTGTAGTAAAAGAGACTTTGGAACGGATTGGTGTAAGTCCAAAGAACAAAAAAGTGCTATATCAGTCATGCCATATTCTTCATAAGAATGAGAATTACATAATAGCACATTTTAAGGAACTTTTTAAACTGGATAATTTGCAATCGGATGTTACAGAGGAAGATACTTCCAGACGTAACACGGTTGTTAAACTTTTAGAAGACTGGGATTTAATTGAAGTTTTGGACCAATCCAAGATTGAAAAAAAGATGCCAATCAACGGCTTGAAGGTTCTTCGGTATGACGAGCGAGATGACTGGGATCTTATACCAAAATTTAATACAGGAACATTAAGAAAGTTTTTTGCGGAGTAAATATGAAGAAATTGACATTGTGCATGATCGTAAAGAACGAATCGCATATCGTAAAGGAATGCATTCAATCCGTTGCTAAGTTCATTGATTATTATATAATCTGTGACACCGGATCTACCGATAATACCAAGGAAATCATTAAAGAGTATTTTGATTCACAGAATATTCCTGGAGAAATCCATGATGACCAATGGGAAAACTTTGGTGCAAACAGAACCAAGGCACTTGACTATTGCCGTGGTAAGACTCAATGGGTAGTCATGATTGATGCTGACGATTACATCGAAGGCGATATGCCAACCGACTTTGACAATACCGTAGACGGTTACAGTGTCAACATTCGTCGTGGTAACTTTGAATGGAAGCGCGTGCAGCTTTTTAATCTACACAAGCATTGGAAGTACGAAGAGCCAATCCACGAATATCCAATATGCGAACTGCCCATGAATGTCAAGCACTTGGATGGAAACTATTCATTTCAGGTCCGAACTGCAGGATACAGAACCATTTCTTGTGCAACCCAGCAGGAAAAATATTGGAAGGATTATCTTCTCCTCAAGGAAGCGATTGAGAAAGATCCTACTTCGGTAAGAAAGCAGTTTTATCTGGCGCAGTCAGCATTTGACTCTCATAGATATGATCTTGCAGAAGAAGAATATCAGAAGCGGGTTGAGATGGGTGGATGGAGCGAAGAAGTCTTCTTCTCTCAGATGCGTGTAGCAATCTCAC